CCCCCAAAGGCCGAGGGTGCCGCCGCCGGTGCCCTCCACCCACTTGTCGGTGTAGCCCGGCCAGTTCTGCGCGACGACAGCGGAGAGGTCCACGGCCTCGCCGCAGAACTTGACGTTCTCGAAGGAGACCACGTAGCCGGGGACTTCATCCCAGCGGTCGTCGTCGGTGTTGACAGGGCCGAACATGTACTGAAGGGGTGCCGTTCCAGTATATGAGCCGCTCCCCGACACGCCATCAATGGTTATCGTTACGGTGGCTCCATCAACCTGCCACGACTCAGTGACGATGCCTTCCTTGGCGTGCGTCTGCCCCTTCTCGCCGATGGGCGACGATGAGTAGGCGCTGTTCAACTGGCCGGCATTCATGGACCACGTGACCGGGACACGCACCTCCGCGATCCCACCCGTCACCCAGGGCACATGCTTGGTGAAAGGAAGAATCAACTCCTCTCCCGGAGGCCCCGCCCAGAATCTGAAGTCAACTCCGTCCCCGGACATGCCTATGGATTCCATCCACATGATGGCCGGGCCACAACGCAACTGTATGCTCCATACCTCCCCCTGGTCGCTCCCCTCCGGGAACCGCCAGCAGATGTCAAGGCTGCCGCCGTAGTTGTCGCCCGTGACCTGCGTCTTTGCCATTGCCCGCAACTGCTCCTCGGGGACCCTGTACCCCGGCCATGTCACGACCCTGCGCTCTGGCCCCGCCCCCACCAGCGCCCGCTCCCCCGCCGCCCGCACCGGCTCCGTCAACCGCTCCCGCGTCTCCCACGGCACTCCGTAACGCCACGCCACGCCGACCGTCAGCGCCACGACTGCTGCCCACAGAACGATCCGCGTCTTCATCCGACTCGCCTCCCTGAAATGGTTCCGGCCCGATACGCCTGCGACACTGCTACGGTGTCCGCCTGCGATGATCGGGCCGGAAAAGGTCTACTCTAGTCGCCATGCGGCAGACGGGCACCGTAGCAACTCCAGTATACCCACTCTCGGGAAGAACGCGTCTCCTGTTTTCTGCGAATCAGTAGAACTACCTCAGTATGTCTGCCTACCTCGCCGGGGCGTGCCGCCACTGCCGATCCCGCTCCTCCAGTTTCCGCCGCACCTCGTTTGCCGTCGCGCGCGGGTCCTGCGCCCCATTGACGTTGATCGTGATATGCGCCTGGTCACGCTCTTCCTGCAGGCGCTGCATCCGCTGCAGGGCTTGCTCGGGAGTCAACTGCATCTCATGCCTCTGCCCGTAGGGGGAGCGTTCCACCATGTACGTGCCGGGCCGCGAAGTCGGCGTCACGGGCGGCGCGCCACCCCCAAAGTTGTAGCGGTTGTAGGCCCGGTACAGCGCGTCTTCGGGGGACTCCGGGCCGCTGTTGGTCGCCGCCGCTGTCAGGGGTCCGCCGCTGAAACCCTCCGCAATCGTGATAGCCTGCTGGCGACCGAAGGCCCTGTAGGGCACATCGCGCCCGGCGAGCCTGTCCTTGAGCGAGGCCATCACGTCGGAGGTGTAGCCGCGCACGGCGTCCACCCACGGCGAAGCCTTGCCGGCAGCAGGCTTCTCGGCCGAGGTCACTGCTGCTGCAGTACCCGCCGCCTCCTGGCCCGCTTGTTTCTTGGCAGCCTTCACGTCGGCCCCCGCCACCGTCATTGCCGCCGCGACACTGGTGCCACTCTCGCGCACCGCCTGGGCGTACTGGTTGGCGGCGCTCGCGACCGTGCGGGCTTCCACGGCATAGTACCGCGCCACGTCATCGGCCCCGGTGATCTTGACGAAGCGGCGGGGGGACTCAGGCGCGGCCTGCGCCTGCCATCCGCGCCGCGCCATCTCCTTGTCCCACATCTCCATCTGTGCGTCGCTCATGTTCTGCTGCGCGTACTGCATAGCCGCAAGTTGGTCGTCGGTCGTGCCGCGTAGCGCCGTCGCCACTTGCTTGCCGCCGCCACCCACCGCCCCGGCATAGTCCGTGCTGGCGGAAACCACGTCCAAGCCCGCGTCCTTCATCGCCTTTTCGGTCTCGGCAGCGGCCTGCGCATAGATGGCCTTCGCCTCGGCGGCGTAGTCAGCCGGGACGCCCTCCAGGTCAGGCGCGGCCACGGTCTCGGCAGCGGCCTCGCGCTTGACGGCCCGCGTGCCGCCGCCCGCCGCCTCCTGTGCCTTCGTCTCGCGGATGCGCTTGCGGATGTATTCGGCTTCGTCGGCAGCGGTGCCAGTGCCCCCGCTGGATGTCCCCTTCCGCCCTTGCGCGGTTGCCTTCTTCGGTATCAGGCCGGTCTTCTCTCCGATGATCTCGGCGGCACCCTCGCCCGCAATGTTTGCTGGGAACATCGTCCACCGAATGACCTTGAAGGCCACCTCGGCCCAGCGGCTCTGCGCGATGTCGTCCATGATGTTCTTGAGCGACCGCAGCCAGCCAACCACGCTGGCGACAATCCCGGCGAGAATACCGAAGCGCGTCCCGGCTACGATCATACTGTTGCCGAACGCCGTCCACCCGCCTGCGCTCCAATAGGCTGCCACGCCCGAGCTGCGCGCCGCTACCGCCGCGCCCAGTGTGGCTACCTGTGCGCGGGCGGACGCCAACGCCTCGGCGTTAAGGATGACGCGAAGTACATTCCACGCGGCTGCCGCCTGAGGAATAATCCATAGGGCCGCGCCCAGCGGAATCATCAACAGGCCCAACGCCCCCGCCGCCACCGTCGCCGCGCCCGCCAACGCAGGATGTTCCTTACTGAACGCCTGCAGCATCCCGGTCCCGGCACTCAGCCAGCCCGACAGTACCTGCAGCGTCGGGATGGCGTTGCTGCCCATCTGCACCCACAGCATCTTGCTCTGCGACTTGAGCTTGTCCAACTCATCGCCGAAGTCGTCCGCCGCCTGCGCCGCCTCCGTGCTCATCACGAGGCCGAGCTTCTTGGCCTCGGCCATCAAGTCCGTAACGCTGCCCTTGGTGTCCAGGAACATCGGCAGGAGCATTTGCCCGCTGCGCCCGAATACGCGCATTGCCAGCGCCGACCGCTCGGCGTCGTTCGTCATGCCACGTAGCGCGTTCCCGACTTCCATGAACAATGCTTCGGATGACTTCAGCTTGCCGCTCTCGTCCGTCACCTCCACGCCCAGGGCGGCGAAAGCATCCTCCTGCTCCTTGAGGCCGCGCGTCGCATCATAGGCGTTCTTCGCCACGAACTTGAGCCCATTCTGTACGCCCTGCAGGCTGGTGCCAGTCTGCTCCGCCGCATACTTCATCGCACTCAGGGACTCGACGCTCGCGCCCGTGCGCGTGTGCATGTCCCACAACTCTGAACCGAAGTCGGCAGCGGACTTCGCCGCCGCCCCCAGGCTCCCCACAATGGCCAGCCCCGCCCCCGCGATGGCGAGCCCCGCTGTCTTGCTGACCTGGGCGATTTCGCCCCACTTGGCGGCAAAATCCGCCTGAGCCGTTTTGACCTCCTTGCGGAACCCACGAATCTCCGTATTCGCGGTGCGCAGGCCCGTCGTCAATTCGTTGCGCAGTGACAGCACAACGGCCATTTTCATGTCGGTGGCCATGCTATTGTCCTTGGGGTGGCGTCTGCTGCAGCGCGCGCAGGTACAACCACTGTCTCATGCGCTCGACGAAGGCGGCCGACTCGGTCAGCAACGCCTGTCGCGTGTAGCCGGGAAAGGCCTCAAGGAGCATGATGACCTGCAAGTCCTCTGGGCAGCGTTCGACGCTATGCTCATGCAGAAGCTCCAAGGCCACATCCTCGAAGTCTACGCCAAAGGGTCGCCGGCCTGCCTCTGCGCGCCCGGCCTGAGTATCTGCGAGAAGACGGCCTGCACTATGCGCGGGGAGAGGCGGTATACCATGTCCGGCTGCCAGGCCACGGCCCGCTCCCCGCCCGCACCATCGTCCTCCGTCAGCCCCTCCACGCCGATGATGTGCCCGCGCAGGGTTTCCGTCATCTCGGCCAAGGCGTCGTCAGTGTCATCATTGGCGTCGCCGTCGCCGTCGTTGGCCTTGGCTCTTGCTTTGGTTGAAACCTCCACAAGCTTGCGGAACTCGCCCCAGTTGAGGCGCACCGCGAACTTCAGCCCCTCGGCCTGCACGGTGAATACGTCCAGTTGGTCTAGTCGCATACGTCTGCCCCTTTCGCGGCTTACGAGATAACGAGACAGCCGCCATTGGTCTTGCCAACGAAATCGAGCGTCCACGACGCCACGCCATCGCTCTTGACGAAGTTCATCTTCCAGGTCTTGAGGCCCAGGTTCGTCAGGGCCAGCGTCAGCGTCGTGGGGGTTGCAGAGGTGAAGGCGAGGCTGGCGACGGAAGAGACGGTCGCAGCGTCGCCCCAGTTGTCAATGTTGCCGGAGCCGGGCGGCACATGCACCGTGCACGAGAAGGTGTAGTCAACGTTGTGCCCGGTGATCTCGTCGGCGATGCGCTGTGACCCCGCGCTCTTGCTGTCCAGTGACCCGTGAGCCGTCAGGTTGTTGGTGACCTCGACGCTGAAGTCTTGCATCGAGAGGGCCGACCCGCCGACCGTGCAGACGCCCTGGTGCCACGCGAACGGGTTGCCCGTGTGGTGGGCTCCCCAGGTAGGCACCGCAACCGCATCGGGAGTCGTCGCCAGCCAGCTCATCGTCGCCGCGAGGCGGCTGTTGACGCTGCCCTCCAGGCGCAGGCTGCGGCAGTAGGCGTAGTCATGGGTGTAGGCCTCGCTGGTCGTGCCCGTGCGGATGATGAGGGCCGTCGGCGAGGAGGTCCACGAAGCGCGCAAGCACTTGTTGAGAAACGTGGCGCTGGTCGGGCGGAAGGTCACACTGCCGCCGGGCGTCACCATGCCGTAGGCCTCGGTGGCGACGCCGCCCATGCCCGTCTCCCACTCAATGGCACCGTCGTTGTCGAAGCTACCTCCATCCACATGCCCCGGCGTGTAGAACGTGCTGCTGCCGTGGTCATCCCACTCGAAATACTGCAGAACGCGACGGGCCATAGTGGCACCTCAAACGCAAACAGCCGCGCTCCTGAAGGAGGCGGCTGCCTGTGGCACTGCTCACCCGAACCGTTGCCCCGGCTGTTCCTACGTCGGTGCGACCTGCGGCCCTTCCCAGGTCGGCGTCATGTTCACGACGGCGTACCGCACGTCGCCCTGCGAGAGACTGCCGTAATCCCACTTGAGCGGCTTGCTGGCGGCGAGGTCCCCGCACATCGAAGCCGCCTCCGTCTCGCCGCTAATGGTCATCTCGCGGTTGTCCGCCATGACCTGCAGCAGTTCCTCGGACATCGCGCACGCAGCGGCGAGGTCGGCGGCGCTATTCGCGCCACAGACCCGGCGCGCCTCGATGTGCACCGTGAAGCTCGCGCGCCACCCGCCACTGCCCATGTACTCGGCGGCTTCCTGGTTGGGCAGCGGTATCAGGCGCGCTTCCCAGGTCGTGTCGTCTTCGTCCGTCGTGGTGGGGAAATCGTACTTGTAGACCCGCGCCGTCGCGAGCAGTGTGCTCGTGGCCGCATCGAGGGCGGCCTGCAGCGCGTCCATGATCTGCGTCATTTTCATGGTGTGAGGCTCCGTTCCAACCCGGCGCGGAAGGTCTCGACGATCTTGTCGCGGTTGTTCTCATAGGCAGGCAGCAGCCACGGGCGCTTCGGGATAACGCTGCCGGGATGGTTGATCTTAGTCGCGAACGCAAACCGCGTGGCCCTGTGGCTCTTGATGCCGAGGGCAGTTGGGAACCGCAGGGCCAGGGCAAAACGCGGTTCAATGACGTGGGGCTTGGTCTTCGCCCCGAACTCGTGCGCTGCGCCATACTCAGCCTGTTTTCCTACCCCCACCCGCACCGTCAGCTCGTCTAGTTCGCTGTCGTCTATCTTGACGCTCGTGGCGAGGTTGCCGGTGCGGCGGTGCAAAACGCGGTTGCTGACGTTCGCGACGGCTTCCCGCTGGATGATCCGGCCCGCGTTGTGTAACTCCCGGCGCAGTTGCAGTGGGGACATGGACAACCTCTCCAGCGCCTGCGCAACCTTCTCCGCGCCCTGTAGCTTGAGGTCAAACATGCTAGCGCACCGTTGGCGCGGGCTTCTGCACCGAGACCGCGCAAACCAAGTGGTCGGGGTCGCCCTGCGCGTTCCGCTTGTTGCTCAGCGTCACACCCAGCACGAGGTAATGCGTGTCGGTGATGGCGTCGTGCAGTAGCGCGTTGACAACCACCGACTCGTGATACTCCACGCGCACCTGATGTGTCGCCATGCCCTCCCAGCGGCCCAGCGCGTTCGCGGCCAGCGCCTTGTCGTTGCTAAGGCTGCTGATGGCCGCCCGCAGTTCCGGCTGCAGCTTGCGCGCCCAGGCCTCGGGGCTCGTGCCGACGGTGCCGGTATGGTAGACGCGCACGCGATCTTTCATGCGGGAGACCATTGCCCACGCTCCTTGAAGCCCGGACAGCGCCGGGCGTCACGCGGCTCCGGGTTACGCGCCCCGCAGTATTGCTCGTGCAACCCCTCCACGCCGCCTTCCTCACACCAGCACTCATAGTCCAGGGCCTCGTCTAGCCGACCCCCGAACCGCAGAACGGTGTGCCGCTGGCAGCCCGCGCAGGTCATGGTTAGCCGATGCCCTTCCAGTGGCAACGGTAGCGGTCGAGCACGTCGCAGACCTGCGCCGCGAAGCCGTTGCGCTCGTTGTAATTGACGGACGCCCCGTCCGCCGCTTGGTTGCCGACGCCCACGGCACGGTCATTGAGGCGGTACAGCACTTCCTGACAGATGGCTTCCTTGAGGTCGGCGGGAATGGTGGCGCTGGTGTAGCCGCCCGTGTAGACGACTTTGACGCCCGCGATGCCGCCTGAGAAGTAGCCCTCGTTCTTGTAGAGGTGGACTTCGCCGCGCTCCTTGTAGGCGTCGAACCACAGGACGTTCGTGGCGGTGTTGATCGCGCGGGCACCGTACTGCGCATCATCCGTCACGGAGGCGAGCGCAGTCATCGGCGGGTTGGCAACGTAGTAGCTGCTCTCTGCGCCGCTGGCGTCGAAGTATTCCGTGAACTGGTCGCTGGAGAACTTGCGGCAGCAGTATTGCTCACAAGCCGCGAATACCGAGGCGAGCAGCAGCGTCAGGCGGACGCGCAGGGCCTCGTTGTCCAGGTGCCCATAGTCCATTACGTCCTGTACGGTTATACAGGTCTGCGCCATCGTTGGCTCCTGCTAAGTCGCGATTACTCGCCCGGCTCGTTCGGTCCGCCCGCCTGGACTGGCGCGGCGTCCTTCGTCACCTCGGTGCCGCTCACCATGCGGTTGCGTTCCGGCGTCGGCCGCCAATGGCGCGGGTTCGCCCCGGCCGGAACCTCCGTGAACTGGCGCGGGAACTGCCGCAGAATGGCCGCCTCGTCTTCGCTGACGTTCGTGTAGTTGCCCGTCGCCATCGGCAGGCGCAGCGTCACGCCGTGGATCGGTTCGTCAACTCTGTCTATCGCCATGAACAGTGGCATAGTGTCTTGCTCCTCTCAGATGTTCACGCCCGGCACCAGTGGTTCGGGGAGTTGCTCAAACGCCCGCTGCCCGGCCTTACCACGCTGCGCCCACTCCCGCACTAAGCCATACACCGGCTTGGTCTCCACCGTGCGCCACAAGCGGCGCAGGGCGCGCCCCTTGAGGCCGGGTAGGGGTAGAGTCAACAGCCCACACCGTTCGCCCCAAAAGCGCGATTTGCCGTCGCGCAGGGTATGCACGACGACGACCTCAAACCCGTGTCGCTCCATGATGCGCAGGTCCCCGGCGTAGGCCTCCAGGGCCTCCTCGGGATATAGCTGTGTGATGCCTCCCTCCACCACCTGGGAAGTCAGCCACTCGCGCTGCTTGCGCGTTACACTCCGTATGCTGGGGTAGCCCCATTCCGTCGTTGCCATCGGCTGGCGCAGGCCTCGGTATTGAGGATCGTCCGCCAGCCGGTGTAGTTCTGCTCCAGGCGCTCCTCGATCTTGTGGCGGTTGCGCAGGGACATCGGGTAGGGGTGCCAGTTCAACACGTCAAAGGACTTCAGGGCTTCGTCCTGCCGCAGGCCCACCACCCACCCGTCGTTAAGGTCCATGCCGTTGCCACCCGTCCAGACCCGCGCCTCCGGCTGCACTTCCTTAATGGCCCTGTAGACGGTGCGCAGGGTCTCGGGATAGCAGATGACGTGAAAGATGCCCTTGCTCGTGACCGGGCAATCCCACTCGCCCCACCACTCCCAATCCTGGCAGAAATCCTTGTGCGCTGCTACGTGGCGCTGCACGGCAGCGGCGATGTGTTGCAGAACCTCTTTGTGTGTCGCCAACTGGTTCGCGCGGATGACTCGATCCTGCTCCTCGAAGCTCCCGCCCTCGGGTAGTGCTGCGACCTGTCCCGCCGCCGCCAACCGTTCCCAGGCCTCGATACCGCGCCGGTTCATCCACTCCGAGGAGGTGCGCAGATCAATGACGGCGCGCAGGCCCAGTGACGCCGCATACTCCAGGCGCGCCCGGTCATCCTGCATGTCGGGCTGGTCTACATCGGCTGACCACTTTGCCCACGTCACGCCGAGGTCGCGCCAGAACCACTCGTCTTGCGGCTTGGGAATGGCGTTGAGTCCAAGTTCCATGATTTTCTTTCACCCTTGCCCCTGCGTACGATCAGAAGTCATTCCAGGGCGTGAGCCCCGCCCGCGTCGCCCCCGCAATCCAACCGGGCACCTCGAAAGCCAGCAGGTAGAAGAGCGCCAGGCCGAGGCCCAGCAGCCACCAATGGCGTCGCTTCATCCTGTTTCACCTCGGCTTCACCGCGAACGCCGGTTGTCCCCAGTGCCGCGCCGCGTTGTAGTCTGCCTCGGTTACGGCGTGTACTTCCGTCACCCGCCGCACCCCTGGCAGCAGCTTGCCCTGGTTGCACATCACGTCAGCGGCGCTCGCACTCGTGGCGATGTGCCAGCAGGTGTATTCCGTGTGGCAACTGCCCATGTGGGCGAGGGCGACCTGGATGCGGAAGTAGTTCACAGCGATATACGCTTGAGCACGGCAGAGACGATGGGCGGTTCACACCCCGCCGACAGTTCGCACGCGATACCCACAGCGGCTTCGGCGATCCTGAGCGGATTGCTGCTTCGCTTGCGCAACATCCACGCCGCCGCCCGTGCGAAATCTCCCCCACACCCCGCCGTCTCTATACCCTGCGCATCCTCGACAATGCAGCCACCCGCCCAGACCTTGAACACGCGCCCACGCCAGCCAACCAGAACACAGTCGCTCTTGTCTCGTTCGTATATGCGCCAGATAGGCGAAGACGAGTCGGCCCCCAGGCAATGTGCGGACCACTTCCGCCACCACTCGCCGCCCTGCCCGATGAGAGCATAGATTTCGTCCCACAGGACTTGTTCAAGTCCGCAGGAAGGCCCCACCGAAAACAGTACCTCGCCGCGACGCTCGATCTTCGGCTGACATACCTGTGACTTGTCCCAGCCGGAAGCCCACAAACTATCTGCCGCCATCGCCACCCTGCCGTCCACGGCAACAGCAACCATGACGCTCATTATGGAGCCACCGCCAGTAGCGCCGCGTCTACCTGCACGTACTGCGCCGAAGCGCGCCCGTAGCCGTGGGGTAGCGTCAGCAGATTGTCCAGCGCCGCGTTGATCTGCTCGGATGTCACCCCAGCCTCGCGGTAGGCGTGTATGCCGGTTGTCCCGTCGCTCTTGCTGCACACGTTGCCATCGGGCTCCACCACGATGACGTGGTACTGCTGCCACACGGAGTAGCCCATGCCATACAACTGCCGCCCGAAGTAATCGTATAGCCCCGACTCGTGTACGAGGTCGCCGCCGCGCACGAAGCCCGTGATGCCGAGTTCGTGGTCATCGGTGACGCGCCCGAGGGTCAGCCACGGCGAGTAGGTGAACTCGTTGCACTGGCCCGGAGGTGTCTGCACCCACAACTGCAGGGAGGGGTTCGCCGGGTAGGCGCAAGGGCTAACGCCCAACTGTCGCGCCGCCTCGCGGTGCGCGTCCCAGTAGGCCGAGGCGTACACCGTGAGGTCCGGCGGGCAGCCCAGCCATTCCAGGTCTTCGCAGAATAGTTCCCCGTAGCGGTGCACGCTCTCACGCACCGCCGGGCTGTCCCCGTACTTGAAGAGCGGGTTCACGTCGTCCACGATCAGGACGAACTGCCCGCCGAGGGCGCGCGCATACCACCAGTTGTTGCGGGCCACCAGCGCCCCGCCGAAGTGCAGGCGACCGTTGGCGCTGGGTCGAAAGCGTGTGCGGATCATCGGTGCCACACCTTCTCGGCTCGGTTCCAGGCACGCACCGCGACATGTCGTTCTTCCGGGGTGCTGCCGCCATTCGCTATGCTTATCATGCGGCCCGCATCTCTGATGCAGTATGCCAGGCCGTTAGCCCTGACCGCACGGCCCAGGATGGGGCTCCCACAGACGGCGCAGCGTCCAATCATCTGGCGTCACCGCCCACTATCGCCGCTATCGCCGATGCCTCTTTGCGGAACCGCTCCATAGCATCCATTGCGGCATTGAGCTTCGCGGTCAGGCGTTCCGCCTTGGCCCTTGCTTTCTCGGTCCGCTTCTGCAGAGTGTCTCCACATGCCCTAGCGAGCCAGCCCGGCTCCGTGGCGACGCTACACCAGGGGACAAAGGTGTACATCGGACCATGCGTCCAGTGCCCATATTCTTGCTTGTGCACAACCGCTTCGCTACTCCACGGAGGCACGACCCTCCGTTCTCTCGCTATGGAGAAGACAATGCGGTCATCGCATACGTCTGTGTTCACAGACCATTGTTTCATCTCACCCTTGCCCCTTCCAACAAGCCGGGGCGAGCCTCACGCAGAAGCCCGCCCCGGCGTTCGTTCGTTCGTTACCGCACGGCCAGCGGGTTACTCGGGCGACAGCGCCCCGCTGTACCGTTGAAGTCCTTCTTCCAGGCCTCGCGCTGCGCCCCGCATATCCCCGGCCAAAAGTCCAGGTCCAGCGGGTACGCCTCCAGTTCCCGCAGCAGCCGGTAGTCAGCGGTGCCCTGCGCGTATCCTGCCAGCGCTGCCTTGCTGGCCGGGCCGCGCGGGTTGTCCTCCGCGAACCACTGCCATTCCCACATGAGGTTGACAACGGGTTTGAGCTTGTACGTCCATAGGCCCGCGTAGTACCGCATGAGTTCCGGGCTCGCCAGCCGCAACTGCACGTTGTAGACCCCGAACTGCTTGCCCGCCGCCGCGATGGCGTCCACGTTCGCGCGCGTCAGGACGCCCGGCGAGGCGTGTAGAATTAGCAGGTCCAGGTAGGGGATGAAGTCCTGCACGTTCGGCACACATAGCGCCGTCGTGCAGCGGTAGCCGCCTTTGTGGTAGCTGGCGGACCAGGACTTCACCTGTTCGGCGCTGGTCGGTTCGTCGGTCCCGTACAGGATGATCTCCGGCCAGTCCTTACCGTGTGGTGCTTTCGCCCGCGCCTCGTCACACCGCTTAGGGAGGTCCTCCCATTCCTTCTCGTTGGTGTTGTCCGGGCCGGGCGTTCGCGTCGGCATGTTGCTGACGAGGATGATGGGAATGTCCTTGCGGAGCATCCCCGTCGTCAGCGCCGTCTCGACTTGGTACACGAGGTCCGCATCGCTGGTCGGGTAGAAGGCCATCGTCGTCATGCCCACCCCCGCCATGTCCAGGCAGGTGCGGTCCCACGGCGTTGTCAGCCGCCCCTTTTCCACGAAGCACCCAAAGCCGGCCTCGGCAGCGGGGGCCTCGTGCACCAGCAGCAGCGCCGTGAGAAGCAGGGCCACGTAGCAGGCCCAGGCGTTGCGGGAGCGCATTACTCATCACTCCCGTAGTAGCCGAGGTCAATATACGGCCAGCACCCGAACTGGGCGACGCGGGCGATCATGTCCGCCTGCTTCATGTATTTGGCGTGCCCGTCCACATAGGACACGTTGTTGCCGCCCATGTGCCCGGCAAACTCGGGGTAGTTGCCGCCATTGAGTAGGTCGGTGCCACGGTTCAGTTCGGGGTACTTGGGATACCAGAAGGCCCAGCAGTAGCCGACTGACTTGCGCGGGCTGGCCGCATCCCACAGGTGTGACTTGATACCGATGGGCCCCTCGGCAACCAGGATGCGCTCGCCGGGATACTTGAACTGTCCGAGGCGCCACGTCTGCCAGTAGCCACCAGTCAGCGACGGCATATCATAGCCGCTTTCCGTGTAGCCGCCCTTGCAGATGAACAGCGGATTGACGGGCGCGCCTGGACCTGTCGTCGGGTCGGGCGGATACCCGCCGGCACGTCCCGTGATGAAGTAGGGACAGCCGTAGTCTCCGAGCTTCATGTACCAGGGGCACTCGTACGAAAAGTCGGGGCCAAACCACGTGAACGACGGCCCGAGGCCTTCGTGGTCATCGGCATACTGCAGTACAGCCATGTTGATCTGCTTGAGGTTCGCCAGACACGACGACTGCCGCGCCTTCTCACGTACCTTCGCGAAGACCGGGAAGAGAATCGCTGCCAGGATCGCAATGATTGCGATCACCACCAGCAACTCGATCAACGTGAAGCCTGCTTGGGTGCGACCGATTGTCAGGGTGCGGCTGCGTGTGGTGCGTCTCACTGCTGGTTCACCTGCCCTATGGGGGTACTGCTGTTATCCGCGCTCAAGCGCGGTCGGTGGTGCGGCTATGAAGTCAACGATGAGGGAGCCGTTGAGGGGCACAACCCTTGAGGCGACGATTTCGGCGCCCTCCGGCAGCAGCGCCAATACGGCCTGTGCCCAGAGTGGACCCCCGTCACCTTGGCCGCAAACCAGGCGGGCCCTCGGCCAGTAGCCAGACTCCCCATCGTAGCGGTATCCGGCGGCCCCCGCCTCGCGAGCCACGACGAACTCCAATAGCGGCTGTAGTTCCGCCGCCATGAGCGGTTTGGCCACCTCGCGTAACTTGGCGAGAAACTCCTCCTGTCCGATTGTGGCCTGCTGTAGCTGGTGTATCAACATCACCCGTGCCCCTTCCGTAAGTAGCGCGGGGCGGCCATGCCTAAGCACAGCCGCCCCGTCGCGGTACGCTATTCAGTTGTCTGCGGCTTACGGCTAGCCTGCGCCACCGGCCCGGCGCACGCTCCAGACCGTGTGCACCACGAGGTTGTACGGCGGAGCGACGCCATTGCCGCTCTGCGTCGCGGTGACGTAGATCGTGTGAGCCGCCGCCCGCGCGTCAATCTCGCGGTACGCGGTGGAGAGCGAAGCGAAGGTCGTGCCGGTCGTCGCCAGGGCCGCCCCGGTCGCGAGGCTGCCGATGGTGTTGCCGTCCTCATCCATCAGATACCACAGGTTCGCGTGGCCCCCAGCCGCCTGCGAGGCCACGGTGGTATCCGGGTGGATGTAGGCCGACTCCATGTAGTAGATGTAGCCGGCCGGCAGCTTCTGCGTCCACTGGAAGCCGGGGTACAGGGAAGCGGTCACAGCCCCAGTGCTGATGGGGATGTCCAGGATTACGGTTCCGCCAAACGGGTCCATTTGGCTTTCCTCGATGTGTGTACTACCACCCGTCGCCCCTGCTCAGGTCACTAGGAGGTACTAACTCAGAAATTGTATCCTCCCCCCGTGTGGACCTCAGACAGGCCACTCGGAATGACACAGGCGAAGGCCCCGCGCCAGGTCCCGATCATACGGCTGTAGCCAGCGGCGGGCTTGCGCTCGACCTCCAGCCGCACCTCGCGGCGGTCAGCCAGCATCCAGGCGTTGCGGTTGACGAAGCACGCCCAGGTCTTGTCTATCGTGGTGCCATCGTACACACCGCTGGCGTTGAGGTTCGTGCGCATCCGTTGGCTGAAGACCACCGGATTGCCCATCAGGTCGGGGGTCGTACCGTTGACGATGGACGTGTCGCCGAGCTGCGTGCTGCGCAGAATGAGCGGGTTCTTGTTGGTGGAGTTGTCCACCATCGTGATGACGTTGTACCGCTTCTTCATCGGGAAGAGCCACACGCCGTTCGGCAGGTACTTTTGCGTCATGGTGGTGAGCACGGCGTTGAGGGCGTTGTCGCCGTCCAGGGTCGCGAAGGACTTCCAGGCCGTGGTCGTGGTATGCGTCACGTAGTAGCGCAGACCATCCCAGGCCATCCGCCGATCAGCCGAACTCGTCACGTCACTGTCAATCGCGCCGGTGGCCTGGCCGTCGAGGATCGCGTCCTCGATGCCCTCGCCGATGGTGCGGCTGATGGTGGCCTGAAGCTGGGGCAGGAGCGGGATGATGACCTCTTCCTGAATCTCATCGCTCATGTTCACCAGCACGGCGAGCTTCTTGGCCGTGAACGTGATGTCGTCGGAGCGCGGCGTGCTGGGCGTATACTCGGCGGGCGAATCGGAAATCGCCTCACCGGCCAGATACGCCGTGCTGCCGGTCATCGCGAACGGCAGGTTGAGCGGCGACCGCGCCATCGGGAAGCGCGGGAACAGCGCGGGCACCACCACGTCGTCAAAGATCGCGTCAATCATCTGCGACCCGTACTCCGTGGGAGCCCAGTCCGCACCCTCCTGCGCGGTGGCCGTGTCCAGGGCCTTGGCAAAGGCGGGGGCCACGGTATTCAGCTTCTGCCAGTACGCGAGACCCTTGACGCCCTTGCGGGTGCCGGTCGTCCGGTTGCAGAAGACGGTGCTCAATGTGTGCAGGTCATCCCAGACCCTCTGCGCGGCCTTTTCCTTGTCGTCCTGGGCGGGCTCGCACACGAGCGTGGTGATCTCCGGGATGCTCTTCATGCGCGACAGGCGGTCCATTGCGATGCGGCCCTCGTCCGGGTCCACCTGCGGCTTGTCCTTCCACTCGGCGACCTGCCGGCGGAACTCCGCATTGGCCTGCTTCTCCGTGTCCAGGTCGGCCTGCATCTGCTCGATGGCCTGCGCCTGCGCGGCCCCCTCGTCGGCGGCAGGCAGGGCCTGGGCCTTGTACTCCTCCAGCACGCCCTCGAAGGCCTTGACCTGTGCGTCAGTCACCTTGTCCGGCGTAGTGTGGAACTTCTCAGCAATCATCTGGCGAAGGTCCATGAGACGGACCTCCTCAATGTCAAGCTACACCCGGCCCCATGCGGCGGTTGCGGCGGTTGCGGCGGTTGCGGCGGTTGCGGCTTAGTCACCCGGCAGCGCCAGCGCGTCCATGTCCGGCAGGGATAGGGCTCCCTGTGGCGCGGGCTCCTCAGCGACGACCGGATAGGGCTCCAGTAAGCCGGTGAGGGTGGCCTGCGCCTGCATGAGCGTGGCGCGATGCTCGGCGGTGAGGATGCGCCCCTGCTTGTGCCAGTGGCGCGTGATGTTCTGCACGGACTCCATGCCGGTGCGGACGCGCTCCAGGTCGTCCAGGAAGCGGCCCTCCTCGGATTGCTCCCTGGGCTTGGCGGGCGTAGCCTTGATGGCATCCATTGTCAGGCCCATGCTCTTCGCCAACGTGAGCGTTGCGCCGGGGTTGCAGGGGATGGCGCAGATAGCCGTCTCCATCCAGTCAATGCGCTTCCAGACCAGCGTGTCTTCGTTCTCGCTGTACCACGGCCCGTAGCCATAGCCCGTCGTGGGGGCCGGCTTCTCGGAGGGCGGCACCAACTCATAGTCGGCGGTTCCGTCCGGGTGCGGCCCGTAGGAGCGAGAGTAGGGGTTGAAGCCAATGGAGAGGCTGCGAAGGATATTGTCCTCCATGAGGCCGCGCACGTCACGCCCCTGCTGCGTCTTGTCGGTGATGTAGCCGCGCAGGATCGTGCCCGCCTCGGTGACTTCCACGCCCAGGCCGCGCCCGATGGCCCCGCCGTGGTGGTCGGTAATGATCGGGTTTCGCATGTACCGCTCGGATGCTTCGCGCATCGCCTCGGTGCTCACGACCTCCCGCATCCGGTCCAGTTGCGGGGTAGACGCGAAGCCCTCGAAGGTGCCCTTGGCGGCGTCAAAGCTCTTCATCTCGAACGGCAGCATTCCGATACGCTCAAACGTGGGCATGATCTTCTCCTGTGTGGGTTGCCCCAGCCCCGGAAATGCAAAAGCCGCCCTCGGTTGAGGACGGCTTCGGTGTGTTTGGCTGGCGCTGGGCCGGAACCTACAGTGACGGGAACAGTTCCGGGCTGTTGCCTTCTGACGACGCTTGCCCCGCTTTCTGAAGGCGAGAGCCTGCCGCCCGTCTTAGCGCCCTATGGCTTCCCAGCGCCTCGTTGAATACGGCTTCGATATAAAAGGCAGGGCACTGGCCGGGACTCAATTCCGGTCACTTCACCGTGTGAGGGTGCCGCTTAAGGTTAGTAAGCTCCCAGCGCCCTTCTATCGCTTGGTGGAGACCTGCCGGAATCGAACCGGCAACGTCCTGCTTGCAGGGCAGGCGCTCTCCCGATTGAGCTAAGGTCCCGTGATTGTATGCGGTGTGTTGGCTACCACAGTTGCCCCTTCTCTCGTCAGTCTTCCACGACTGGCAGGACTGCGCAACGGCAGTTGCACGTTTGCTCGGGACCGACGCTCTGGTCGCCCGGTGCGTCCATCTGCGCGTCGCCTACGACGAAGGTCTCATCTATCCCCCTGACCTGCTCGTGGGCCTCGGCGTGGTCATCGCGCACGTTCTCATCCTCCGCCGTGCTCCATTGCTTCTGCCGCACATCGTTCTGCCGGTAGCACTCCAGGCTGCCCGCGTTGTTCGCGCCGACGATCTCCGTCCGCGCTACACGCTCGGCGAAGCTCCGCTGGTAGGTCGGCTCCAACTCCCGCAGGCGGTTGGCAATCTCTGTCACCGTCTGGCCCTGCTCCACGCCCGCTGCGAGGTGGCCCTTGATGCTATCATACAGGGTCTCGGGCAGCGTCGTGATCTTGAGTTTCTTGGCCCGCAGCCACGCCTCCACCTCGGGGCGCTCCAGCGAGAAGCTCCCGCCACTCAGTTCCGCGATGGCCCGCGCCGCCCCGTCCGCCAGCGCGTCCGTCTCTTCGGGCAGCAGCCGCGCCACATACACGCGCCGCGCCTCGTTCGTGTCAAATAGGTACTCGTCCGCGACGGCCTTAACGCGGAAGTCAGGCGCTGTCACGCGCAGGCCCTTGCCCGCCTCGGCCTCCAGGTTGTGGATAACCTCGGCCAACAGCAGTGCGTTGATGTCACCGACCGTCCGGCGCATCCGCACAATCTGCGGCTCCAGGCGGCTGACGAACGCCCTGAAGTGCGCCAAGTGCTCCGGCGACCCGAAGCCCCCCACCAGCGACTTGTGCCGCACGGGGATGATATGCACGGACTTGCCCGGCGGGGGCGGCTCTTTCTCCTCGGGCTCTTCCTCCTCGTCAGCCTCGGGCAGCGCAATGGGTGCGGGCTCCGGCTCCGGCGGCTCCGTGCCCAGAGGCATAAGCACCGGCGACACCAGTACCACGTCGCCCTCCGGCCCCAACGGCTCCAGGCCCAGCATCTCCCGCCCCTCGTTGATCTTCAGGAACGGTCCCCCGACCGCCGCCTGTACTCGTGTCCAGACCGCGCCCTCGTCCTCCTGCAGTTCCGGCATGGCCGCCTCGTCGGCGTATAACTCCAGGTCGTCACCGAAGCGCGGTGCCAGTTGCTCGTTCAACACGCCCAGCAGCGAACCCATCTCGCGGTTGAGAATGGTGCTGCGCCAGTAATCCTGCTTCTGGACGGTCGCATTCGCCAACACGCTGGCGTCGCTATAGTCGGCCACAACGATTGGCGGCACATGGAAGGCGGCCAGAATCTCGCGCTTCGTAATCGCCACGAGGTCGCTGTAGAAGCCTTCCTTCTGTTGGCCCTGCAGGAGGTATGGCTTGAGCCCCTTGCCCATGACTGCGGGCTTGCCCGCGTTGTTCGGGCCGCCGTGCTTCTCCTCCCAGGTCCGGGCGATCTGCTCGGCTTGGTCCTTGCTCAGTTCCCCCTCGGCAGTCAGGATGAACGGCGGCACGGCCCCGCGCCGCAGGAAGCTGTTGTTGTACTTCCGCACCGCGAGGTCTAGGTTCAGCGTGATCTCGGCGGCCTGGATGACCGGCTGGCCTCGGAAGGGGTTAGTCGGGTTGAACCGCTTGAACTGGATGACCTGCTCGACGGGAATGACCCGCTCCTCGCCCCCGATCTTGTGCGTCCAGGACTGGATGCCAGCCCTTGTCACGTTCGGGGTCAGATGGTCGGGGCGCAGCAGCCACATCGCGTCAGGCTTCGCCGTCAGCCCGCCCAGCAGCACGAACGCTTCCCCGGCCAGTAGCCGGTAGGAGATGAGCCCGCCGCAGAACCACGGCCAATCTTCCCCCTGGTTCACTTTGCGCAACAGGTCCAACAGGGGGTGCTTGTCAATGTCATCGCCGCTGCCACGCTGCCGCAGCTTCAGCGGCACGCTGGCGCAGTCCTGGGCGATAGCCACCGTGCAGGCGTTCGTCCAGATACTCTTCGCGTAAGCCTGCAGGTAGGTGGTCTCGTCAATGTCCGCCGCGCCCTGCGGGTTCGCGCCGTACAACAGCGTGATGAGCTGCGACTCACCCATGCCGGCGGGGGCCTTCTGCAACGCGCCAGCCTTCCTCCGCCACAGGTCGCTGAATCGCATGATAGCTTTGCCCAGGAGAGGAAGTGCGTCACCCAATGCCCGGCTTGCCCTCGTACCCTATTGCCCTAGTAGAGCCACACGTCGTCGGGCGTCGTTAGCGCCATGACCCCGTAGCGCAACACGTCACACGCATGGTCGTTGGTCTTGTCCGGTTCGTCCGCCTTGATGCTGCCATCCGGGCGCTGCTTGTAGCTGTACATGCCCAGTTCGCGGATGAGATTCACGCAGGATGGCGCGACACGAATCGTGTCGTTGGCGAAGCGCCCCGCCACCGCCGTGATGCCCGGCAGGACCTCGTTGTTGGCCTTGGCCGCGCCCAGCCCCACCCGCTGTAGGTGGTCAATGTTCGCGGGCTCGCTCGGGTCGCAGGGGAAGTCATGCGCCCCGCGCTCTCGTTGTAGCCGCTGCCCCTGGTCGGCCCACCACTCCAGCGACCGTTCGCGCTCGTACACTTCTTCGGTGGCCCAGATGCGCCCATCCGCCAGCAGCGACAGGCACAGCATCACACCGGGGTTCGTCCAGCCCCAGTCTACTGCGGCCACGGTGCGCACGATCTGTGCGTCGGCGGGCAGGGGGGACACATGGCGCTCCACCGAGAAGGACGCATATACCAGCCCTTCCCAGGTGATATAGTGCCCCATGACCTCCTGCTGCCAGAAGCGCGAACCCTCGCCATACTCCCGGCGCAGGCGCTCGTAGTAGTCTGGATCGAGAAACTGATTGTCGAAGCTGCTGGCCCGGATGATGTCCAGGCCATCGCGCTCGATGCCCAGGGCTTCATAGGCCCAGTTGTGTCCCTTGGGCGTGAAGGTGAACGCGGCTTGGTGCGGGTAGCCCGGTTGCCGCAGGCGGCCCATCAGGTAGCGGTAAGCGTCGTGTTTCCAGAGGGCGACTTCATCCCCGACCGCCCAGGCGATGTCGGCGCCCAGTAGGCTCTCCGGCTCCTCGGCGCTGCCCAGGAAGAGAACACTGCCATTCGGGAAGGTGATACAGCCCTCGGTCTTGTTCCACTCCCACTTGTGCAGCAGGCCCAGCTTGAGGGCGACAGACAACAGGTGCGGGCGACTGGCCCGGACGAACATCTTGTGCGTCGGCGAGACGTACAGGCCGCGGCTGCCCGGTTGCTCCAAGGGGGTCAAGCAACCCTTGAGCACCCCCGCATAGGTCTTGCCGGAACCGGCCCCGCCCTGGAAAACCACGTTGGGCGCTTTCGACAGCAGGAACGCGCGCTGCTTGTCGTGCGCCTCAAGCGTGATCGTCGTCGGTGTCGGTGTCGGCGCTGCCATCGTCCTCAGTCTGTTTCGGGGCAGGCGGGGCGATGACGACCTGTATCCCCACCGGGGGCTCGCCCGCCACGCCGTGGAGGCCGAGGGACTGCGCGACCGCACCCTCGCAGCGGTTGAGAAGCTCCTTGGCCGCCTGCGTGTCCCCGAGGTGGGCATTGCGCACTAAGGCCCCGTAGGAGGTCGGGAGCGCCTGCGCCTTAAGTTCCGCGACGACTTCCGCTGCCGCCGCCTGCCACGGGCCGTCCTTCTGCCGCCACTCGTACAGTGTCCTGCGGCTCACGTGTAGCTGCTTCTCAATGAGTTCCCAGGACATGCCCTCCATGAAGCGCAGCCGGGCCGCATCGCGCAACAGTTCCGGCGTCACTTGCCCCTGTGCTCCATTGCCTGCCATTTTGGGAACCTTGGGAGGATTTCACTCCCCGTCTTCTCTGGCCGCTGATCTCGTCTCAATGATGCTTCTGAGGCCGCTCACGCGCGGGTCGTGTCGGCCCATGACCGCCAGGAAGTCCTCTTGGTCGTGACCTACCAGCGTGAACGATCCCTTCCGTATCGCGAAGTGACTTAGCTCGTGATCGAGCAGATAGGCCCGCCACTCGGGGTCGTCAAACCACTGCGCCTCCCAGACTTCAACCCAGCCGTCCATGTCCGCTAGCCACGACACCAGCGTGTTCGCCCGGTTGGCTGTCGCGGCACACTTCCGCCCGTCAAGCACCTGTGGCTTGTTGCGGAAGAAGAAGCGCACCCCGTAGCCGTCGAGATGCCCGTGCCACTTGTCGCGGATGGCCTGAAACAGCGCATACTCGTCTTCGTCGGCCTCGCGATAGACGAGCGGTGTGCCTGTCATTTCATCTCCAGAACCGCGAACGCCCCGGCGGGTGCCGAGGCGGTTGTTTCATGCGGGGCGCGGGCTGTGAGGCGTGGCATGGAGCCATCTATCTGCGATTGCGCCCCGGTGGTGTATCCGGCCACAGCGCAGGTCGGAGGATCGAGTATCCGCCGTGGGTGCAGCCCCACAGCAGCACCGTGGCATTGTGAGGCGGCTCCGTAGCTCTATCGGCTTGTCACCGGCTGCGATGTCACTGGCGTGGGGTTGCCGCACGGTCAGGGCTTTCACGCGGCACCCCCGCACTTCTCCTGCCAGAGCTTCGCGATGGCCTGGCGGTGCCGGTAGTTCGGCTCCCGGCTCCCGTTGCGCCACGACTTGAGCGTGTTGACGTGTACCCCCAGATCATGCGACAGGGCAAAGACCCCGCCCTGGCCAGCGTAGGGGCCAGGGCGAAGGTCGGTGAGTTGTTCGGTGAAGGTGCGCTGCTGCATGTTTGCGCCTGTCATCTTGCGGCGGGCTTGGAGGGCGGTCATCTTAGATCACCGCCTGCGACTGCGCTACTGCGTCATCGGGGTCGCTGGCGTCGTACCAGTCACTCGTCGCTCCCCAGCATATGCCGGCGGTGCAACCCGGAGCATTGGGAGCCCACAACATCTTGCCGCCCCGACCGGGCTGCTCGTAGCCCTGATCGTCATACGCCGCAATATTGACCTCGTAGCAGGGGCCGTTGCCGTCTGTCAGGAGTTGAGTGGCCTCGCGGCCCAGGTCTCCAATCTGATGCAGGCACGCCTGGGCCTTGCCATCGGCATAGACTACCCTGTCTCCCCACACCTCGTCGCAGAGTACGATCACCTCGCGCGGCTGGCCCGTCTGATATGTCATCGGTATCTCCCTTGGGGGCTGCCTACCCCTCTCGTGATACCGACATTGTACCTCTGCGCAGCCTTATTGTGTCGCACAAACGACGCAGGTTTGTGTGTCTGAATTGTGTCGCCGCTCCCCGGTGGCGTCTGACTTTTTGGCGGGCCATTTATGCGGTCTACGCGCACGGTTGGCGCAGGCGGTTTTTGTGGGCCCCTCTACGCGACTCCCCGTTATGTGAACCATTCGGAAACTCCGAACAGTTGCTTGCTGTCCTGCGCGGCGCTCACGGGAACGACCTGAGTGCCACTATCGCCGCGCAGGGGTCTCGTGCCGGCAAGGTGCGCCTCCTCTGCCGGTCGGTATCGCGCCGCCTATCCCTGTAGGGCGGCACTGCTCAGTGGGCGAGGCCCGTCTGTGGGCTAGACCCGCACGCTCCCGTGCAGCAGGACCTGCAGTAGCCGCTCAGCGTCCGCCGCCCGGTAGGTCGCCAACAGCGCGTCGAGTTCCCCGCGCTCCTGTACCTGCCGCAGGACGCCACGCACCATAGCCTGCCGACGCTTGTTGCCTAACATCGGCTGCAGGTGGCGCGGGCAGATCAGGCTGGCGCTGTCACACCCGTGGGCAGCCCCATTGTCAGAGCAGTCAGAGACCGCCGACAGTACCAACGTGACGACCTCGGCCCCGGTGTAGGAGCAGATGGCGCGCTCCAGGCCCGTACCCTCGTGGATGCGCTGGCAGCCATTACAGTCGCGACAGTACACGGCTACAACTCCCGGCCCCTGGAGTGGGTGCGCAGATACTCCCGCTTGTACTTTTGCGTCTCATTCTCAGGCCCGTAGGCATGGCTCTGTTGCGCGCCAAGCAGGAGCCTCTGCACGCTAATGCCGCCGTGCATCTCGTCTTTGCCAGGCCCCAGCCTGCCCTTGGCCGGCAGGTCCGAGGCGAGAATGGCCCAGGCCATCATGTTCCTCCAAGAACACAGAAAGCCCCGTCCGAAGACGAGGCTGTTGGCGTGCGAATGGTAGGCGTCACCCAACAGTCTATCCCATTGCCTGTCACCACGTCAAGCCCCATTGCATCCAGCCCGGCATAGCGCCCGCACCAGTCGCCCCTGCGCATCGGTCTGGCGCTTGCCGCCGAGGCAGTCACGGCACCTGTCGGCCTGTTCCCCATTCACGAATAACAGGTCGTCGCCAGCCCCATAGTCCAGGTACTGTAGGCGCCGCAGGACAGCCTCGGCAGACTGGCGAATGTCCTGTGCCCGTGCGCCGCCGTAGTCATGCCCGCCCCCAGCACCGCCGCCGTGCGACAGGCTCTCAAACCACTCCACAAACTCGGCCAGGGCCTCCGAGCGCGTCTCGGCTGGCAGGAAGTAGAGGCCCTCGGTGGTGGTGCGGGCGCGGGCACGCTCCCTGCGGTCGGCGTTGTACTGCTTGCGGTCAAACGCTGCCATGATTGCCTCCTGTCGGGGGAAGCGGCTCGTGCCGTATTCCGGGCCGGTTGTGTGTGGTGCGTCGGGTGCCCGCGCCCTCGGTAGGGTGGCGGGGGTTGGCTGGTGCTACTTGATGACGGCCCCAAGTTGCTCGATCATCTCTCGCATAGCGGCATACTCGGGGCAGAAGTACGGCGTGATACTACAGCCGAGCATGATCGCTCCGGCCACAGTCAGGAGTACCCCAGGTATCATGATGTGATCGGGATTGCAATTCCCATAGTCAAGCGCGGCCCCTACCACGCAGCACATGATACCGCCCACGCACATGCCAAAACCACACCAAAACGCCCACTTGCCCCCGACCGCGTTCTTTTTCACCGCCGCTTGGTAGTACATCCCCAGCGGCCCCTCCATGTGCTTCTTGAGCGCCTCGGCTACTGCGTCCACCTGCTGCCCGAGGTTGACCCTCGAGGTGTCGAGGACGACACCGTACTGCACCTGCTTGGGCTCCTCGGCGTGGCAGACGGTTACGGCGATGGCTAACAGCAGCACGGCTACAAGCGTTCTCATGGTCTGATCTCCTTTGGGTTCGCGGACTCACGCCGCGTCCACCGCGACCTTCACCGCCTCGTGCTTGATGCACGTCTGTATCTCGTTGTTCCGCACCTTCACCTCTAGGGTCCCGTACCCGCTGCGGCACAGAGCGCGGAGGGCGTGGATGACCTGCAGTTCTTGCTGCGTCACCTGCTCGGCTGCTGCTGCGTGCTGCATCGGGTCCTCCCAGGCTGTTGCTGTCGTCTGCCGCGCTTGATCTTCTGGGGCCAAATGCCCAACCGCTGTTGACACTTGCGGCAGAGTGGCACATGTACCCCGGCGTCATTCCTGGCGGCTGCCCCGGTCAGAATGCTGCACTTCTCGCAGTTGCCAGACCACGCGCTACGGTGGCCAAGCCCATTCTCTCGGGTGCCTATCGTGTGGCTATACGCTGGTGCGGCGCGGTTGCTCCTCACTTTATCCTCCTGGCCCGGCCTGTTGTACTGTCTGGCTGCGAATGGGCGGGCCAATTAGCGGAATGGGGCGCCCTATTCCGCCGCCTGCCCCCGCACCGGGCGCGCCTCGTAACCCAGGAGCAGTAGCGCCGTCGCTTGCTGGCAGGCATGTAGCGCCTCGGCACGATCCGCCGCGCATAACAGGCCCAACGGGCAGTCCAGGGCCGCCGCTAGCTGCCGGGCGACGTGCAGTGTAATGCCGGGGCAGCGGTAGCCCGTCTCGGCGCGTTGGATCGTATCCACCGAGACCCCGGCGGCGGCAGCGAGGGTCTGGCGGAAGAGGCCGCGCAGTTCGCGTAGTTCTCGCAGGAGGGGGAGAGCTGGTGTCATGGCTGGGCCTCGCGGCTGCAGCGCCTGCAGTACCGGTTCGAAACCGCCTCTCATACCCGAACGAGAGGGACAAGCTGTCTCGCGTCGTCCCGTACATAGCCCAACCAGGAGGCCACTTCTGCCCGTCAATGACCAGCCTAACGTCGGCGTCTGTGCGCATCATCATCACGGTTGCTCATCCTCCAACTCCTGCATCTCGTCCCGTTCCGCCTCGGCGTCCCGGCGTCGCCACAGGATGCGCGCGCCCAGACACCACTCACAGTACCCCGACTCGTCGCACTCTGGACACTTGCGGCCGCCATAGGTATGCAGGCGCTTGGCCCGGCGGTCCTGGGCAATCCACGCGCGCATGACCTGCTCCCGGCGATGGCGGAAATGACTGCGGCCTGCATTGGCGCTAGGCCTGGGGCGTCTCACGCGGGCACCTCCTCCACGCCAGCCGTCGCACGCCTCTCCCCTGCCAGAGCCAACCCCAGCGCGTCGGCTATGTGGTGTTCGCTGTCCTTGAGCGTCGCCAACCCGTAGGTCCGCAGTAGCGCGTTCGCCATGTTCACGTGCACCAGCTTGTCACCCTTGCCGCGCCCAGTCAGCGCCGCGAAGCCCGTTGACGGCTCCAACCACTTGACCTCCGCACCGGCCAGTCGCGCCTCCACCTCGATTCTCCCGCCGAGTTCGCGTAGCACGAGCGCCTCCTGCGCCTTGCGGTTGAGTTCCCGCCCCCTCAGCCACTTGGGGATGTACGGCTCCTCCAGCACCACGAGGTCGGCGTTGTGGGCGCGGACTTGCAGCACGACCTGTTGGGCAATCCACATCATGCGGTCGCCATCAAACTCACCGGGGCTGGTCGTGATCGTCATGTATGCGACGGGCTTGCCGTCAGTGACGACGCAGAGGCCGGTGGCATTGATGGACTGGTCGCAGCCGAGGGTCGTCATGCCTGCCCCTCTACCGACATCCCCGTCTCGGGATCTAGGCCCAGCCGTGCCCGCACCTCGCCCATGAACTCCTCAGACCAGCGCCCCGGTGCGGAGTCATCGTTGTTGAGGTATGGGTGCGGCATCATGTTCGTCTCATCGTCGCCCAGCAACACCAGGACAAGCTCGTAGCCTTCGCCATCATTGGCGAAGACCGAGATGGCGTCGCGCTGCACCGTCCAGTTGGCCGTCTCATTGAGCAGCTTGCGCAGGGCCATCATGCCCGCCTCATTGCAGGCGATGACCGCCGCGCAATGCTCGAATTCCGGCTGGTAGAGGTGGATGATGGGGTTAGGTGGCATCTCAGACCCCTCCAATCTCGACTTCGTGACTCGGCGTGTTGCACATCCACACCGGGTAGTGGTTAGCACACCACTCGGCCCACTGCGCGCGCCGCACGCCGAAATTCGCCTGGGCGCGCCCGTGCTTCTCCTGCCAGTCGTCGGGGTTCTTCTCCTGAACCGCCGCATAGTTGTACTTGATGTTCAGCACGGTCAGGCGCAGGGGAGCGCGGGGGATGGCAGCGTCGAGACGGTCGAGGAACGACACAAACTCCGCGTCACTCAGCGTGTCGCTGCACGGCCAGTACAGGTACAGGTCACAGCCCGCGTCGGCGATGTGCTTGGCGATCTCCAGTTGGTCGCCGAGGTCCCACAGGCCCGGCTTGAAGCAGCCGCAGACGCCGCAGTTGACCCACGCTATGGCTCTGCGCAGCCCAGCCATTGGCGCGACTGTCAGGTTCGTGTCAAGCCACATCGCTGTATCCCCGTCGTGCGTATCGCCCCAGTAGCGCAGCACGCCAAGCGCCCACTCCTGGTACAACATCGGCTCACCGCCACTGATACGCAGGACGCCGGACTTCTGCTCGGGGAAGGCATCGTTGTAGTCAAAGAATGCCTCCACATACTCCTCCGGCGTCACCTCCACCGTCGCCTTCACCTGCCCGCGATAGCAGAAGTCACAGTTGAGGTTGCAGCCCGCGAGTTGGCCCAAGAAGACGCGGTTGCACACATCCCACGGTTGCCCGGTGCGCGCCGCTGCCACCTGGAATGGTTGTGGGAACGCCCACTGCGACGGGTGCGTGAAAAGAGCCACGTCTTCCCACTTCACGTATGCCTTGACGCGGTAGCAGTCGCGCCACACGTCGTTAGGCCCCCGGCTCGTGGCAATGTCCTGGGCCTGGGTGCTATCGGTCAACTTGTCCAACGGTGCTGTCAACGTCATCTCACGCGCTCCTTTCGGTCGTCCGCTGCGTCGGCGCGATGTCACTCTGCCGGTCGCGGTCATCCAGCGCCCTCAGAAACCTTACCTTGTGTTCCTCCTGCGTCTCCCACACATACCCCTTGTGCCCCGTCACGAACTCCTTCGCTCCAAGCGAACCGACCACTACCTCCCCCGTGTAACCCAGCAGCTTCGACACTACTCCGCGCAGGCCGTACTCCTCGTCACGAGGGAGGGCCGCAACGCCGCCGAGGTACCAGCCCTCCAGGGTCGCATCGTCTGGCGATACAAGGCGCACTGCCCCGGCATCGCGCAGAAGCCCCAAACACTCCTCGTCAGTCAGGGCGCGGCGCTCCAGTGCCTCGTAAGCCGCGTCGGCGTCGCGCTTGCCGATCCACGCCCCGAACCGGTCGGTGGCGATCTTGAGGATGGCCTTGGGGCGGGCCGCGTTCTTCTCGCGGTTGAACTGGTGCTCCTTGCTCGGGTTCGTGACCGTCGCCCATACGTCCGGGTTGCGCTTGATCTTCATGCGCTTGTCGTCTATCGGCTTGGGCAGCGTTACGAAGAAGTGCGCCTCGCCCGCATCACGCGCTGCCCGCCATGTTGCTTCGAGTTCCTCGTCAGACACGTCTCCCCACCACATAGCAATTCCTCCTTATCACGCGGCTCCCGTCCGCTGCGTTCCGCGCCCGGCTATCAGGCGCAGGCTTTCCGGCAGGTACAGCGTCGCCCGGTCCTTCACGCGGTCCAGGCCCGGCTTGTCCAGTAACTGCGTCGGCGTCAGGTTCGTCGCCAGACACGTCGCGTGGCCCCCCCGCGCCATCCTGGCGTACAGGTAGGCCCCGATCACGTCCCAGGCGTTGCGCTCGGGGTCATAGCCGCCCGCCGGGATGTAGTCCACATCATCGAGTAGCACCAGCGGTGTGCGCTCGTGGGGCCAGTGCTTTCGCAGGTCGGTGTCTTCGCCCAGCGCCTCGTAGGAGCCCGCCCGCGCCTCCTGCTTGCGGTCTATCAGGTGGCACTGGTACAGCAGCGTCCGCCCGTCCAACACGTAGACGCAGTCCAGGTTGTGCTTCTCGGCGGAGCGGGCCAGCAGGGCCAGGAGGCAGGACTTCCCGGAGCCACGCTGCCCCGACAGGATCATGCCGAGGCCGCTTGCCACGTAGCGCGGCAGGTCCCGGTGGTAGGCCCCGGTGCGCGCCGCCCAACCCTCCGGCAACCGCGACCATTCCGGCTGCCAGTTCTCGGCCGGGAAGCCCAGGCGCGCCAAGTAGCCGGTAATGGCATCGACTTCCTGCTGGCGCTGCTGCTCCTGTGTCGGCTCGGCTGGTACCCGGACCTCGGCTTCCTGGGCGCGGCGCAGGGCGATGGCGACGGCATCCGAAACGGCGGAGGCATAGACTACCCGCGTGGGCAGGTCCGGGGCCTCACGCTCCTCGGCGCTTGCGGGGAATATCGGCGAATGGGTCGTCAACTGGTCCACTGTCTACCTCCTCTCCGAGCTTGGCGCGTTGTTCGGCCAGGGCGGCGGCGAAGTCTGCCTCCGAGGCCGGGGCGTTCACGTTGCGGCCATTGGCGGGCGAGGCGCGGGACTGGTGTTCCCGCGCCGTCTTCGCCTTACACAGGTCCCCTATCCACCAGTCACCGCGCCTCCCAGGTGTTGGTTTTCCGTCGCCCTCCAGCGCCGCGATAGCATCGTCTTCGGTGATTGTGCAGCCGGGCTCGTCTATCGCAGCACCGGCGTCACACACGAAGTCGTCCTGCACAGCCTGCGACCAGTGGGCACCGTACACCCGGCGTACCGTAGTCGCGAGGCAGGCGTGGTTCTGCAGCAACATGGGGCCATCGGGGCGCTTGCGTCCGCGCTCGTTGGAGAGGGGTAATGGGGCCGGTGGGGTTGCGTTCGGTTGGGCTTGCTTGGACGTGTCCAGAGGGGGAAAGTCGTCCTCCTTCTTTCCTTCCTCTGTAATACTGTCTGTAATACTGTCTGTAGGGCCTACTTCGGCCCCTGTGGCTGTTGGGTTCGTTGCCTGTCCAAGTACGCTTTTTTGGGTATTCATGGTACCAGTTTTTGGGTATTCATGGTACCTGTTTTCGGGTAGTGATAGTACCTGTTTCTGGGTAGTGTAGGCGTCACGCTCCCAGGCCTCGCGGCGGTTCACGCGGGCCTCTGCCCATTCGTATCCGCTCCCCCATTCGGCTAGGTTTGTATTGATACCGTAGGCGCATTGTGCACCAGGCCGAGGTTCAAGCTGGTGTTGTGTTAGGACACACTGTTTGACAAGGCTACCAAGCGCCTTCTCGGCGGTGCGTATTGTCAAGCCAGTGCCGGTAGCTACGTCCTTGGCCGTGAGTATGTCGAGCTTTCCGGTGTCACGGTTCTGCTTCTTTGCCCATCCGTACGTGCGGCGGATCACGAACATAACGGTGCGAAGTTCTGAGGCTGATAGTGGGGCGCAGGCCAGCATCTCGACAAGAAGGTTGGCCACCTTGGCGTAGCCATCGTCGAGGTCGGCCCGGAGGTTCTCGGCATCGCCCTTAGGCAAGGACGATCACCCCCCACACGCAAACCAGCCCACCCAGGTTGCCGGTCGCTGTCCCTCTCACAGAACAGGCAGGCACGCCGATGGGTGGGCTGGAAACGTCGTCTCTAATTGTAGCACGCCCGGCAATTGGTGGCATGAAAACCTGCCTCGGTAGTCCTGTGAGAGGGACGGGGTGATTATTGCACAAACGGCCGGTCGGGTCAACCGGCGGCTTATCGTCGTCTCTCCACGCTGCAGATGCACATGAGTAACAGCAGCCCGGCCATCATCAGCAACTCACATGGCACCAGCGCTGCCTGCCCCACCCACACATACCAGGGGCGCTTGTTGGTTCCGGAGGAAATGGAGAAAAGGTCGTGGAGCGTCTGGAAAGCGTCGCGGAGGTGCTTCATGGCTTGGCTCCTGTGACGATGGCGAGGTATGCGAGCATCGCGACCACGATGTACGTCGCCCATGTCAACCAGTCTCCGCGTGTCATGGGGCCACCTCTGCACCAACGACACCAGCGATGATTGCGGAGGCCAATACCGCCGCGCAGATGATGCTCACCAGTAGAAGCGTCCTTGGCTGCAGTCGCCATGTTTGGCTTGGTGGTCTCATCCCGTCACCTCCGGCCCGCGAAAGGCGATGTGAAGCATTTCTACTGCCTCGTTCTTATTGTCAGCCAAGCGCATGAGGCAAAACGCCACCGCCAAGTGCCGGGCCATCTCGGGCATATCACGGAACCGCAAAAAGAAGGTCTCGTTTGCCCGGTGCAGCCCAAGGTCGAATGCCTCCAGGTAGAACTCATCGTCCAACAACTGCTGCCAAGTCCAACCTTCCGGCAGAGAGTCCTGCAGGAGCACCTGCAAAGCGTCGGGAGGCCGCGCGTACTGGTGCCCTGTTGCCTCGTCTATCAAGGCAGCAAAGCCAACCTGCGCCAACGCCAGTTTGAGCGGGCTAATCATCTCGTCACCTCCGGCCCGCCCGTCGCGGGCCTACCGTCCAGGTATTCGTGCAGGCTCTCCTTGAATATGAACCGCTTCCCCGTCGCCACCAGCAGGTCGTGCGCCTCGGCCACGAACGCGGGCCAGTCAATGGCACGGACGCGGGCCTGCCACTCGATGGGGAGTTGGTGGATCGTGCGGGGGTTGATCTTGCCGAGGCGGAACTCGTCTGCACCCTCGTCGTTGGCGTTGCGGATAGCCCACAGGGCCTCGTCTGAAACGATGACCGGCTCAATGGACATCCAGACATAGAGCCCGTGTTCTTTCGCGATGCCAACTAGACAGCGGCGCTGGTTGAGGTCGGCCGCGCGCGGTTCCAGCTCGCGCTGCGAATCACCATCTCTCCACACCATTGAGAGGCCCAGCCGCCCGCCCTGTTGCAGCAGGTCGAAGTCCCGCTCTGCCCGCAGGCCGCCCTTGGTGCACACCTCGAAGTTGAGGCCCCGGTCCACCATGATCTGCAGGGCCTCGCGCGTCACGTCGTCTTCTGGTAGCAGGTGGCAGTACACGTCACCGATGAAGCTGAAGAGGCCCCGTCGGCGGTCGCCGCGTGCAGCCATTTTGTCTGCCGCGCGTTCCAGCGATTCAAGGATGCGCGGACGCGGCTTCGGGTGTTCACAGAAGAACTGCTCGCGGGGCATGTGCAGCATCTGTGGGCAGTAGCAGTAGGCGCAGCTGTGGTTGCACCCCCCCTTCTTGCCATCAGCATCTCCGTAGAGATTGCAGGCGAGAGGGCTGTATTCACGCGCAGGCCCAGACGGTTCATAGATTGATCTCGGCAGCGGCGGCTTACCCATGCAACACCCCTTCGTGTTTGGCGACCTTGCGTTGTCGTGCGTGAAGTCGTGAGTGGCATCTCGCACAGAGGCATAGACCGTTATCTGTCACGATAGCCCCCTCATAGCGCGGTTCGTAACCCTCAATGTGATGGGCGTGAAGCCTGCGCCCCTCTGGGCGGTCTCCGCACAGTTGGCATTGATAGCCAGCATCGCGTTTGACACGCTTCGCCCATGTCGTGTGACGAGACCGCCCGCTTCCCCCAAGCCACAGCGGACTGCGCGCGCCGTTCTCGTGGATTGAGCGATGCTCTGACCGGCATTGGCGCGAACAGAAGACGTGTTGTACTGTTCGCAACCTGCATGGCGGCCGGTGGATAGCCTTGCCACATTGCGCACACGGCACCATCGGTAGCTCGCACCTTCGGCTTTGCCCTGACAGCACCTTACCGCACTCTTCTGAACACGTTCGTCGCGCAGCCCTGCTCTTGGGCGCGTAAAATGGCTTTCCGCAGATCGCGCACGGTACGGACAATGCCACCCTTCGGCAAGCCTCGCTGCAATAAGGGGACTTGCTCCGCTTGGCCTGAGAGGGCGGAACGTCAATGATAGTTCCGCAAACGGGACACGCTTGTCGTGGTGCTCGTGGCATAGGCATGAGTACAATTACATCCTATGTTCGCGATGCTGTCAATGGCGTTTCAGGCCAGCTCCGCGTACTCGCGGGCGGCACCCTTCGGCTCATAGATTGCGATCATAGTGTTGCCCTCGGAGTCTGTTTGATTGGCGGTAGCGATTCCGCCTCTGCCCACGGCACATCCGCCGCCCGCACGAAGACCAGCAGCCCCCGCGCATGGGCAGCTCTCAGTTCGTCCCTAGCCCCGGCGCTATGGTGCCAGCCCTCCACCATGCAGATCGCGTCGCACCGGGATAGGAGCACCAAGTCTGTCTCCAGGAAGGTCTCATCAGCGATGCCCGTGCCCTGATCCCAGTTGTGCGTCATGGTGTGGGGGCAGACCACGACATGGCCCCGGCGCAGTAGTTCCTGGCCGACGGCCGCGGCGCGCTGCACGTTGGCGTCAATGTCCTCCTGCGTGGCGGCGCGGTAGGGACCGGCGATGTAGATGACGAGCTGCTTCATGGTTGGCCTCCACAGCCGCAGATGGTCACAGTAGCCCCTCCCGTTCCAGCGCCGCCCGCGAAATCGCGACCGCGTCCGAATCCACGTCGGAACCGATCACACGAAAACCGCGTCGGCGGGCAACCAGCGGCAGTGTTCCCCCGCCCATCATCGGGTCCCACACCAGCGCGCCGGGCTTCAGCACATCGAGGCAGTAGTTCGCCCATGTCTCCGACTGCTGCCACTTGTGGCGCTTCTGCTTCGGCGCCGGCGGTGGATCATTGTCGAACGAGTCCAGCATTCCGCGGCGATCCACTTCCAACAACGGGTACTTCGTCCACCAGCCAATGGGCTTGTGTGTCACGGCCAGGTGACGATTGCGGTTTGGCAGGCGCGGGTAGCTGCCTCGGGTCTGCATCATGTCCAACAGCCAGCGCCATTTTAGGGCGTGGTACTCGCTGACTAAGCTCGTCGGCACCGCATAGCCCAACCGCGACTGCATGGGGTCCATTGCCCAATGTGGCAGGATCATCAACAGGTGCCCGCCCGGCTTGAGACAACGAGCCGCGACCAAGTGGACCGCCGCATAGAGCCAGGAGGTCTTCACGCTATATGGTGGGTCGGTGATGATGGCGTCAAGGCAGGCTGGCGGTAGAGTGTGGCCGAGTGGGCGCACGTCGGCCTCCACCAGGGCGCTACTCGCATCCCCGAATAGCACGTCGCGGAGTTGCCGGCAGAGCGGGTAGATGGCGGTCAAGGTCATGCTTCGTTCCTCCGGTCGCACTCGGCCTGAGCTGCTTCGCGCGTGGGGAAGCAGATGTCCTCATCTTGCCATAGGCGGTGGTCGCCATAGTCAATGAAGTAGTCAACGTCCACCATCCTATAGCTGCCGTTGTCGCCGACACGGCGTGCCTCAACCGTGAGATGACCCCAGACAAACCAATAGTGTCTCGTGATTGTAGGGCCCTCCTCGATGTTGCTTCTGTGGATCACCCACACCACGTCGCCGATGTTGTACTTCGTCGCGATGGTCATTTCCGCCGCCGCCACGACCATCTCCAGCGCAGGCAATGCCGTGCTGCCCTTGCACCCACAGTCGAGTATCGCGCCGGGGTCCTGCCGCTTAGCGGCCTCGATCCACTCGTGCAGTTCGGATAGAGCCTCACGTAGCGTCATGTGCAGTCACCGCCAGAAAAGTCGCCCGGAACCTGCCCAACGCCCGCAGGCTGTGTCGCGTCATGTGCGGCAGCTCGTTCTGGCAGTTCGTCCACGGTGCAGCCGAGGGCCTGGGCGCGGAGGCGGTCCAACAGCGGATAGATCGTCGCAGCGTCGTCGCCCGACGCATCATGTAGCTCGATGTTGTGGGACCGCCCAGACCACCGTAGCTGGCCTTCACCGTGGAACGATGCCACCGCTTCCTCGTGGCGTCGGAAGTATAGTTCGTCGGGTAAGTTGAGCGCCGCCAGCCTCGCCTCGGCCAGTTCGGCGCGGGCGCGCAGGCGCTCGTTCTCGGCCTCCAGGGCGGCGGCGCTGTCGCGCATCCACTCGGCTTCGGCAGCTTGACGCGCGAACTGCAGGGCGGAACATCCCACCATAGGGTCGTTCTCATGCAGGGCGGCGTAGACATTTGCCCGCTTCCTAGCCGACGATGCTGCTTCTGCCAGGACGGATACGAGGGTGCGGTCGCTCACTTGCCAGCCTCCTCTGCGGCGATGGCCGCGCGGGCCTCGGCGGTTGCCCACTCACACATGCACGCCACGCCTCGCTCTGGGTAGCCAGCACCGAACATTTCCTGACATCGGCGGAACCCTTCCCCGTGGCGCGGCAGTTCTGGATGCACACATCCAACGCCCAGGGCGAGAGGACAGTCGGCGGCTTTCCCAGCCACGTTGCCCAGTGCTTTGCCCCGCACGCGCACCTCGCGCAGGAGGGACAGCACCGTCTCGGGGGTGATCGTCGCCTCCCACTCCGGCCCGTGCGGTAGGTCGGCGTCGCCCTCCGCTTCGGCGACGCGCTTGATGTGGTCCAGCAACGCCTTGGTGATCTCGGGCAGGTCGCTCACTTGCCATCACCACTCTCTCTGATTTCGCTCACATCGTCGCCACACTCCGGGCAGCGCCAACACCGCAGGCCTCTCGGCAGCTTGTTCGGATGCAGCCGCCCCCAGTTGTTAGGCACAAACCACATGCCTAGGACCCCAGACCACCAGCAGGTGCCACACCGGCAACTGCGCTCGATGCCCAGCCCATACTGCTCGTCGAGGGAGAATGGTGTGCCGCCGCAGACTGATCCGCTCACTTCGCACCACCCTTCGCCTGCTTGATGGCGGCAGCGACTAGGGCGTGCACTATCGGCACCGCCGCGATGGCCGCGTCCTTCGCTTTGGCCATCGTCCTGTAGCCACCAAACCCTGCCGGCGACCACGTGATAGTGAGGCGGTAAGGCGTGTTAATGATCCCATTGACAGATGCCACCCAATGGTCATCGCAACGGCGAACGCGCGCTCCCAGGTAGTAGCCGTCGCGCGCTATCCACGCCCAGCAGGCAATGTATGTGCAATTGTCCTTGACCCACTTCGGCTCGCTCACTTCGCACCTCGCTTTTTCGCGCGCTCTTCCTGCCGTGCCAGGGCCGCCGCGCTCGCCTGCTCGCACCAGTCCATCGCGTCAACTAGTGAATCGAAGCGTAATAGGGCCCTCCTCACGCGCCCGCAATGGATGACTAACGCTTCCCACTGGTGGCGCTTGCCATACCAGCGAACATACGCCGTCAGCCTCGTGGCGACGGGATATCTCCACAGCGGAAAGCAACCACACGTGAACCAGTGGGGGCGCTCTTGCAGATGTAGCTGCTTGATTTTGCTCACTTCGCACCTCCCGGGCGCTTGATGTAGACGCGCTCCCGGCCGTCCGGGTGCTTGTGGTAGGCCAGACCCCAGCCATGCGCCTCCAGCCACGGGCGCGCCTGCCCGAGGAAGCAGCGCCCGCTGACAGCGTGGAATATGCCCGGAGAAGCCATTGCCGCGTCCACAATGGTGAGGCCACAGGCATTGAGAATCGGACCCCATTCGGCCGTGATCGTGTTCGCGTCGTGCCACTCGGGCTTGCAGGCAACTTCTTTGCCATCAGTGCCAACGACCATGAGGTCATGCGCGGTAGCCGGGAGTGTCTTCCCCAGCGCGCTCAGTCGCGCGAGGTCGGCGTCGCTGCCGAGAAAGAAGTCCATGTCCAGGCCGTCCCCCATGCCCGGCCACGACCCGTCGTCTGCGTACTGCCAGAACGTGATCTCATCCCAGCCGGCGAAGCACCTGGGATTCTTCGTGTAGCTCGCTTCCCACAGCAGCGACTTATGCCCGAGCTGCCCCCCGACGTTGTGTTCAGCCGCGAAGCTGGGGAACGTGTAGACGACGCCATGCTTGCCCAGCTCCGCCTCGATGAAGTCCAGCAGCTTGCTCGCGTGGGCCACGTAGTTCGGGTCGCCCTGCACCGAGCAATGCGCATCTCCCTCAACATCCAAGGCCGGAACCAGCAGCCCTTCCCATCCTCCGACTTGGTCAATGGCGGTGCGGAACAGGTCCCACGTGCTCTGCGCCTGGCGCCAGGGCCAGACGAAAACGTAAGGCATACACAGCAGGCCCGCGTCACGGCAGGCCCGGATGTGCTGCACCCAGTAGCGGTCAATGAAGTCATCGCCCTGAGTGGCCTTCACCGACAGCCACTTCATGCCAGCGGCCTTCGCCTTGGTGGCATTGAGCGGCCCATTCCAGATGCTAATGTCTGCGCCTTGCAGTCGCGTCATCCGTCTACCCTCCTGTGTCACAGTCGCACGATCCCGATGGGGACCTTTGCGCCTAGAACGCGCTGCTGGCGCAGTCGAGGTTCTGGGTCATGGCGACACGTCCTGCCCGTCGCTGTCCGGCACCGGGTACAGGCGCGGACCCTGCGGGCGCTCGCGGTAGGCGAGCACCCAGCCGCGCGCCAAGCACGCTGCCTTCAGGTCAGCCACGTAGGCGCGCCCGTTGGCATGGATGATACCGGTCTGTGTCAGCGCCGGTATCATGTCCGCCAGATCTAGCGCCTTGAGCATGGCGGCGGGGGCGAGGGTCATGCGGCCGCCGCTCTCGATGCGGGCCGCCGTGTCCACGATCTCCTTGCCATTGAGCACGACCATCGCCGGGGTCGCGCCGGCCGGCGTCGTCGGCCGGCCCAGCGGGAACAGCCGGAAGATGCCGACCGGGTTGTGCTGCCAGCTCTGCAGAGGGATGGTGCACATGCCGCGCCCGCCGGCCGAGGTGTTCTGCCAGACGTACCAAGTGCCACCCGCCGACTTGTGGTGCAGAATGCCGACGTGCCCGGCGTCGTGCCGGTCGTTTGGGGGGCCACACTTCGCTCCGCAGGGGCTCCAGTAGATGAGATCGCCCGGCTCCGCTGTCGCCAGCGTATACTGCCCGTAGCCCTTCGTGCGCAGGACCTGGCAAGTCCGGGTCGCGCAGCAGCGTGTATCGGGCCAGACCCCCTCGTACCCGTAGGCGGTGCCTTCCACGGCCTCCCGCGCGTGCTGCTGACACCAGCCCAGGTAGGTGGCGTGTTCAAACACCACGTCGCCTACCTCGGGGGTGTTGTCGCCGCTGTGCAGATCGGCCAGGGCCGCGTCACAGACGGCGATGAGGTCACGGTTCGTCTTGTCGTTTCGCAGGTACTTGCTCATCTTCTACTCCTCCTTGCGGGTCGCCCCGCCTGCCCGCCGCTTCGTCGCCATCGGTTCGCGGGCCGTCGTGATAGGCCATCTCAGTCATCGTCCTGGGCGGCCTCAGTCTCCGGCTCCGGCGCGAGGTTGAAATGAGCCAGTAGAGCCGCCTCGCACTCACCTGGTGTGAGACCTTTGAGCTTGATTGCCATGTCACTTGCCTCCAGTCAGTTTGCGGTACAGCGTCGCCACCTGCCCCGCCGCATTGATGCAGTCCGGGCAGATGGGCGCGCGGGAATGGGGCTTCCCGGCAGGAAAACTCGAACTGCAGAGCGCAATGTCTGCCCACGTATGCGCGCCGCTACTCCCCTGTGGGCAGAAGACGTGGCGCACCGGCTCGTCATCGTCGTTGCTCTCGTCCAGGTACACGCCGGTCTTCGCCATGTCATCATCCCTCTCTGCCGGTCGCCCGGCTCGCTAGAAGTCCCGGTGCTTCAACTTGAACATGATGCGTTTGCCCACGTTGTCGAACAAGGGAATGGTCGTGCGGGCTACGATGCCCTCGCTCTGGCACTGCTTCAACCCCACGTTGCTCGGGGGGTTCGCCATGACAAAGGCGACAATATCACCCACGGTCATCGTCTCGACGTTCAGGGGGACTCGCTCAATGCCGAGTCTTTGTGCAATGCCACTCACGGCCTCTTCGTCCAGCCACCAACGATCAGCGACCAGCACGTCAAAGAGGATGAACCGCTGCTCGGCGCAGTACCCTCCGCCCCGCTGGATTCCAGCGCCATAACCTTCGCCGAACAGTGTGAGCGCGACCGGCTCACCCTCCTTGCGGACGGCCGCGATCCTGTCCGCCGGGAACGTCTCGTGCAGGTAGGCCACGAGCTTTGCTGGCAGTTGGGCATTGTCTGTGCGCCCACCGATTGTCACGACGTTGTCTTCGGACAGGTGGACGCGGATGTTCGTTCCGTCCACCTTCTCTGTCACCAGCCAGCGGTCAATGATGGCGAACGCCGGATGACGGAATGCGCCGATCACGACCTTGTGCCTTGTGGCGTCACGGTTGAACAGCGTCTCGATCTTGGGATACTCGATCACGTCAAGCCTCTCTTTCTGCCGGTCGCCCGGCTAGGTGTAGATCGTACAGCCCGGCAGCGCCGCACACAGCGCCGCTATCCCCGCGTCACCTATGTTGTTGCCGTACAGGTCCAGCCACATCAGGTTCGTCAGCGCCGCCAGCATCGGCATCAGCCGCCACACGTCGTCATCGTCGAGCCCCAGGTCGCCCAGGTAGAGGTACGCGTCGTCATCGCTGAGGCGGTCCTGCACCAACTGCTGGAGTTGCTCGTCAGTCATCGTTGTCACCGTCGTCACTCTCCTCTGCCGCTCGCCCGGCTAGGTGTAGATCGTGCAGCCCGGCAGCGCCGCACGCAGCGCGGCCATCCCCGCGTCCGTCACGCCCACGCAGCCGTCCAGGAACAGCCACTCAAGGCTCGTCAGCGTCGCGACGTGCACCAGCCCGGCGTCCGTCAGCCCCACGCAGTCGGTCAGGGACAGCCGCCGCAGGCTCGTCAGCGCCGCCACGGGGGCGATGTCCGTCACGAACACGCAGCCGTCCAGGATCAGCCACGTCAGGCTCGTCAGCGCCGCCAGCGCCGCCGCCCCGGCGTCGCCGATGTTGTTGCCGGACAGGTCCAGCCACGTCAGGTGCGGCAGCACCGCCAGCATCGGCATCAGCCGCCGCACGTCGTCATCGTCGAACCCCAGGTCGCGCCGCGCCAATGCCGCCAGCTTGCGCTCGTGGTTGCGCTGCTGCTGCTCGCTATGGACGGCCCGCCACATCTCGTTGTCTTCGTTGCGGTCGCTCACCGTCGCACCTCCCCTGCCCGGTAGCCCGCCGCCAGCACCGCCCGCAGCCGGTAGTGTTCCCCGATCCGTATCACCCAGCAGTCCGCCGCCGTTGTGTCCAGCCCATACTCTCCCCGCCAGCGCGTCCAGAGGTCTACCCAGTGGTCGCAGCCCCGGCCCCGCGCAATCGCGTCGTTGTAGCCTGCCCCCCGGTTCGTGACGACACGCAGGGCGCCGGGCTTGCTCAGCCACACGACGCTGCCCATTGGCAGGTGCCGAGGGTTGGCCGCGATGTGGTAGGGCGCGCCGCGATACCCCTCCCACGGCCCGTACTGCGTGAGCCAGACGCGGCGCTTCTCGGCACCGTTGGCGAGGTAGTGGCGATAGGCAGCGGCCTGCCAGGTGGCGAGCTCGCCGAAGTCGCCGCGCAGGGCCTTGGTGGCGCAGCGCCGCAGGGGGTTGTCGGGGAGGTCCTGCGCGGCGGCGCAGGTGGCGGCGGCTATGGCTACGGCGAAGGCTATGATCCGGTGCATGTCAGCTCCTCCATTGTCAGTTGCGCCTCCGGGGCGTTGTTGTCGTGCTCACTCATCGCAGCGATCCAGCCACGCCTGAATGCGTCCAGCAACGTAGCACGCCACGTGAGGCACCCAGCCATTGCCGAGGGTGCGGAGCTTGTCGGTGCGCTCGGGGACTCCGGTGGCGAGGGGCGGGATGCCCGGACCCGGCGGCCACGAGGCCCACCAGTCGGCGCAGGCAGGTCCAGCCAGCGGAGGGGCCAGCCCATCATCCAGGCCACGAAGGTCGGGTTGAGGGAGCCGCCCTTGCCCTGCGAGACCGTCTCGTTCAGCGGGCGGGCATTCCGGGCCATCGTCTCTTCGCTGGCGTTGCTGCTCTTCCAGTCGCGGGCTGCAGGTGTCGGCAGCAGCGCCATCCGCACCGCCAGGGCCAGCGGCGGGGTTGCCACCTTCCCCTCGGCCTGCCGTGCCAGCCACGTCTCCTCGTCTTCGCTCGTGTTCTTCCCGGCTCGTGGCGTCGGGAGTAGTTGCTGTGTGAGGGTCACATGCAGCAGGTCCTTCTGACCTCGCCGCCCCAACTCCCACTCCGTCGCCTGTCCATGCTTCGCGTCTTGAGCCTGAGGCGTCGGCAGCAGCCCAGCCCTCGCCGCGTTGTGCAGTTTCATCTGCACCTTCCGCCCATCCGGCCTGTACCAGGTCCCGTCCTTCTGCACTGCGTCCTTCGGCAAGCCCTGGCCTCCGCACGGGGCGTCCGGGGTCGGGAGCAGACCGGCCCGCGCATACCGATCCCGGAACGTCTCGCCCTTCGCCCTCCCGCAGGTATTGCTCCCAGCCTGGTTCGCCGCTGGCATAGGCAACCACCCACACCCGGTCCCGCCTGTGATTGGCCCCGACCTCCCAAGCGCCCACAGTTGCCCATTCGCACACATACCCGTCTTCGGCCAGCTCTCCGCATACTCGCTGAAGCCCTCCTCCGTGAGCAACGAAGCCTGCCACGTTCTCCACGAGTGCGACTCGCGGTTGTATCTCGCCAAGCACCCGCCGGAAATCCGGCCAAAGATCACGCTCGTCGGCCTCCCCTTGTTGCTTGCCGGCGCAGGAGTAGGGCTGGCAGTTGTGGACGACACAACCGTCAGCGACGTAGGACTCGTCCTCAGCCACCGAGAGATTGTAGACCGTTCCGGTTCCGGCAGGCACGACCCGTCGCACCAACTTCCACCCTCGGTTTCCCTCAACGAAGGCCGACCTGTTGCTTCGCGGGATGCCGACGACGTAGAAGTTCCGCTGGTTGACTTCGCGCCCCTCAATGACTGTTCGCTTGGGCATGGCACAGCGTCGGACGGAAGCGACCACTCCTCGGGCTTGCTGGGCAAGTAGAGCAACCCCCATTGCCAGTTGCTTGCTGACGGTCGTGGCTCTCCACTCGCCGGTGCGCTGGTCCTGGTACCCATCTCCGCTGAGGTATCCTGTGAGCAATGCCTCGGCGCTTCGCTGCGGCAGTTCGTGAACCCATCCGGGCAGCAACTTTCCGTGGGCGTACTTCCCGAACCCGGACAGGATGTGATGCAGGTTGGCGTTGGCGATGTGCCACTTGACGCCGGTAGCGCACTGCTCGGGAAAGCAATGAAAGCCAGCGGCTCCGATCCGGTTGCGCAACTCATCTGACTCTCCGTTGGAGCAGCAGATGATGACGTGTCCGACCGGGATGACAGTGGCTCGCTCTCCTCGTCCGCGACTGGCACGCTTGAGCAACCATCCGTCGGCGAGGTATCGGCCGACGACCCACCAGAACTCCTCTGTCCTGTCGTCGTACTGGCCCTCTGGAAGAACCTGAGCGGCAAAGTGATCTCCTGCCAACTCTCCGGCAGGGGTCCACTCTGCGTTAGTCCAGGACCGGACGTATCGGCGCCTGCTGTTGTCCCAAACGGTAGATCGCATTCGAGCGAGGTAGGGATGATCCGCAGTCGTGACGGTGCCGGGACTTCCCTGTACTGCCACCCGCACCAGTTCAGCGTTGTCTCGCTGCATGGTGTTGGTGACGGGTCGCCATCGTCCCTCGTGGGTGAGCACCAGTTCGCCACGGCGAACGTCCTCAATCGGCTGGTATCCAGACTTCGTGAGGATGAGCGTGCCTGCTCCGAAGCAGGGGATGCCCCCAAAGACGAAATCCACAACCCCAGCCCACGGTCGCCCGTCGAAGGTCTTGGCGTCGTCCCACAGGAAGCCAGGGGAGAGGTCTCCTGTTCGCATTCGCTCTTGCAGCACTCGCTGGCAGTAGGCGTCCCGCTCGATGTACACGAGAGTCCGAGCGAAGCCGCAAGCCTCGAAAGCCGCGCTGCCAATTCCCGATCCCGCACAGAAATCCAGGCCATTCAACATCACTGCTCCTGCCTCGGCTCGGGGAGGTCCTGCGCGGCGGCGAGGGCTACGGCGAGCGCTACGATCCGGGGCATGTCAGCTCCTCCAGTGTCAGTTGCGCCTCCGGGGCGTTGTCCCGCGCCCGGCTCGGCTTGATGTGCCAGCGGGCGAGGCGCTGGCGGGCCATCTCGGCGTAGGCGGGGGATAGCTCGATGCCGACGAAGTTGCGGCCCTCGCGCATGGCGACGACGCCTGTGGTGCCCGAACCGCAGAAGGGGTCAAGGACGGTGCCGGGGCGGGTGTCGGCGTCGCAGGCGCAGGTAGGCGCGAAGCCGAGGGTCTCGACCTTGTAGTCGTCGCTGTTCAAGCGCGGGGTCTGGCTCATGCCAGCGCCAGCGTCGTTGGAGTGATCGTGCCAGGACTTGCCGGTCTTGCCGCCCGACCTCTCCACCTGCCGCACCCACGGCTTGCCACACTCCGCGCACACCTGCGCCGGGCAGACCGCCCGGATGCACGGCTCCACGAGGGCCTCGGGGAAGACAGCGAAGTGCGCGCCGGCGAAGCCCCTGGTGTTGATCGCCCACACGTCCCGCAGGTTGCGCGTCTGCCCGCCGTCGTTGTCCCGCATGTGCTTCAGGATGTCCGCAGGCTTGCGGTCGCGGCGCTTCCTGCCGGGGAAGTCCTCGGCATACGCCTCCTGCTTGAAGCCGCCCTCCTGCGTATCGAGAGACTGTTGGCCGAGGCGCGCCACCGTCTCTGCCGCCGCCGCTTCCCGCACCGCGAAATCATCGTAGTAGTACCGCTCCGACTTCGAGAGCAAGAAGACGTACTCGTGAGCCCGCACCGGCCGGTCCCGCACACTCTCCGGCATGGGGTTGCCCGCCCGGTCGGGGCAGAAGCTCCAGCCCTTCGCCCAGATGATGTCCGAGCGCAGCCACCACCCGTCCGCCTGGAGCGCGAACGCCACGCGCCAGGGAATGCCGCAGAGGTCCTTGGGCTTGAGGCCTGGGGGCATCGCAGCCCGGGCCGGATCTGCCTCCCCGTTCATGCCTCGGTTCGTCTGCTGCTTGTAGCCGACGCGGGTGCCGTGCGTGTCGCGCCCGCCGCTGGTGTACGCGTCCCCCAAGTTCAGCCAGCAGGTGCCGTGGTCCGCCAGCACCCGCCGCACCTCCCGTAACACCGCCACCATGTTCGCGACATACTCCTCCAGCGTCTGCTCAAGCCCCAACTGGCCCGCCACTCCATAGTCGCGCAGGTTCCAGTAGGGCGGGGACGTGACGCAGCAGTCGCAGCTCCCGTCCGGGAACTCGCGCAGGCGCTCCAGGCAGTCGCCCTCGATGACTTGCCAGCTACTCACGATGCGCTCCTCGGCTCGGGGAGGTCCTGCGCGGTCGGGGGCGAACTCTCGACGCGGCAGGGCTCCGGCTCTATCGGCGAAGTGGCTGCTGGCGGCGACCCGGCCAAGGTACAGGCCGCCAGCAGTCCGGCTATGATGGTTGGTCTGAGCATGGGGGCTCCTTTGGTTCTCGGTCTGCGGATGCAATCACGACCTGCACGCAGAGTTTGTTGACCTTCTCCCAATCCGGCTTCTCTGGCAATGTGCAGGCATCGCGAGCGGAGCGGCACTGCTCGAAGAGGTCTGCCGCCATCGCCTGTACCTGCTCAAGCGACAGCGCCCCGTGCTTGATGGACAGAAGCTCCTCGGCGTCCGGGCGCCTCACCTGCAACAGGCCAGTCTGCAGCGCCTCGATCCCCATTCTGAGCAGGCGCACAAGGTGGGCCGCGTTCTTCGTGTCGTAGCCGAACTGCTCCACGAGGCGCTTGCGCTTCTCGCCCATATATCCCTTGTGCTCGTGACGGGTCATCCGTTCAAGTTGGTCGTGAGCGTAACCCACGAAGCTATGGTAGACGTGGCGGCACATGAACAGGTCGCGGCTGTCAACAAGCATCCTGCCCGCCACAGTCAGCTTCAGGTACTCATCAAGCCACAGCAGGGAGAGCACGTTGGGGTTCCCTTGGGCCAGCAGACCAACGAACTTCTTGACCTCGTAGATCACTACGTCAAACGGATCGTTCGTGATCTCCCGCGTGCCCCGGCTGCCGTATGCACTCAGGCCAAAGTAGTAGTCAATGGGAGGGCAGCAGACAGCCATCAGGTCAATGTCGTCAATGCTGTTGTGGTCGGTGTTGGGCACGTACATTCCGTGCGCCACGCTGCCCCTGTGACCGAGTAGGATGCACCAATCCTGTAGGCCGGGGTCGCACCCTACAACGTCTTGCCAGCGGTCTAATAGACAGGTGTCGCTCACCGCTCACCATCCCTCTCCGCGCGCAGCCTCCGCTGCCGCTCGGCTTCGTCGCGGCGGCCCCAATCATAGAACAGGGCCGCCGCTACCATGAGAACAAGGAACCCGAACCCCGCTGCCAAGTACCACTCCTGGTTCTTCGTTTCCATGAGACCAACACCGGAAGCGAACACGATGAAGGCCCCGCCGATGAGTATCACAATGCCCATCATCGCTCACCCACTTTCCCCGGCCCCGCGCACCCCTCGCAGTTCGGGTAGCGGTTGAACCGGCGCGGGCAGTCGTCGCAATCGTGCAGGCGCCCAACGAACTGGCGGTGAGGATCGTACCCGTGCAGCAGATACGCCCGGCGGTCGGCTGCACGCTCGGCTTCGTCGCCATCGGTTCGCGGGCCGTCGTGGTAGGCCATCGTCACTTGCCCTCCCCGATGCGCCACTCGTGCGCGGGGTCCGGCACGTAGCAGAGACATCCGCCGTAGCCGACGTAGCGCCACACCAGCCAGCCTCCTGGCACGAATATACGCTCTGTGTCAGAGCCCAACTGTTCCCACACCAGCCCCGGCTTCTCCGGTGCGGCGGCCTGCGCTCGGGCGGACGGTTGCGACGGCGCGCAGCCCTCGATGATACTGAACACGACGGCGGCGAGTAGGGCGCACATCAGCATCCACGACAGTGGGCTAAGTTGTCGCATGGTCTTCCTCCTGGGCGGGCTCGGGCTCCGGCGCGATGTTGAAATGAGCCAGTAGAGCGGCGGTGCATATCAGCCCGTCCCGGTCGTCATCTCCGCTGGTTGCTCCACACTGCGGGTAGCCAACAGGGCAGAGGCTTCCCAAACAATGCAGTCCTACGAGATCGCCAGTCTGCATACACCATGCCCGTACTGTGGCTTCGCCCACCAGCACCCTGCCCTCCGGCGCGTGGCCCTCCCGGCGAACGCGGAGCAGTTCGGCAGCCATGCCCGCAATCTCACAGGCCTCGCCGGTATAGGGCTCATCGGCAACCACACCCCGAGTCGACCTGGCCTCTATCTCGGCGAGCAGTTCGTCATCTACCCTGACGCGCAACGTTGCCATCGGTGGCCTCCTCGGCGAGCTTGGCGCGGGCCTCCGCGTAGGCCCATTCACAGTGTCCGTCAGGTTGGCACATCGCAGGATGTGGCGTCTCGTGCTGTCGCGGGCAGGAAGTACACCCACCACCAGCTTGCCGGAGACACAGAACGCTTGCCAATTCCGCCAGCACCACCACCGCCGTCCGCGCCTCGGCCAGGGCGGCGAGGAGGGTGGCCAAGTTCGCGGTCCCCAGCGCCACCTCGGACATGTCCTCGTCACCCGGCAACCACGCGAGGCGGGAGTTGACGTGAGTGGCGATTCCCCGGAACTCCTCCGGCAGCGCCTCGATCTGCGCGTCAGTCAGTTTCGGCATGGTCACCATCTCCTTTTGACTTGTGCTCCCATAGCGGCTCCCGCGTCCACGGCGTCTCCCCGCTGGCCTCGATGCGCTGCTTGCGCTCTGAGAGCGGCTCGGGGTCGTCACCACTGCCCACCTCTGGCTCGCGATCAGACAGATGCTCATCGCCCTTCGCGGGCTGCCCGGACTCCCGCGCGATGATCGCCCGGCCCAGGGCCGTCAGCGTCGGATACCGCGTGTCGCGCCACACGTACCACCTGTGCATAAGGCCCTCGCGTGGTTCCCAACCATCGGTCCGCTCCAGGGCGGAGAGGATGTCAGCGGCGCCCGGCCCCTCCTCCGGCAGCGGCATGTCCGGCAGCGCCCCGGCAATCACCTGCAGCGGGTTCGGCTCGCCAGGTTGGAGTGCGGCTTCGCGGCGGACGCGCTCGGGCAGTGTTTCGGCGGCTATCTCCGGTTCGCCGACTGCCCCCTCGGGCGTCGGGCGCTGCCATGTCGGCGCAGTGTCCTGCGCGTCAACATTGGCCTCCGGCTTCGCGCCCGCGGCGGCGAGGGCGACGGAGAGGATGGGAACGGTATCGTCCAACAACTCGGTCAGCTCTCGCACGATGTCATCTGCGGACCATCGCGATTCGTAGTGTATGGCCGTGCGCTGTTGCAGTTCTTGCCGCTTAATCCGCCTGCGTATCTCGGCGACAATAGCCTCCGCCGCCGCCAGCCCGGTCGCCTGCGACAGCGCGGCCAGCAGCACTCGCAGCGCCGCCTTCTCTTGCCCGTGTAGGCGCGACTGCTCCGTCTCGCCCTGGGAAAGCAGCCACCGCACGGTATCGGCAGCCGCTTGCACCGCCTCGCTCGTGACGGCAGGCACCATGCGCGTCTCGGTCCCGTCCGCGTTGAGGCCAGTGCCGCAGGTGGGGCAGAATTTCCACAGTGGGTTTGCCTGCGCGAGTCCAGCCACGTAGCAAACCCATTCGCCACCACAGTTAGGATCACTAAGGTCAAGCGACCACTCATGGCACTTCGCTTGCTCAATCACTGTCGGCCGCCCCGTTGCCCGACGTTGCCACCTGCGGCGCGGGCGTGGTCTCGATGGCGCTCCCCTTCTTCGCCCGCACCGGCTCGCCGAGCTTGATCTTGAGCGCGTTGACAGCCTTCAGGGCTGCGCGCTGAGCAGCGACCGCCTGCTGCATCGCGGCAACACGCTTGGTGGTCTCGGCCCGCGCCTGCTCGTGCGTCTTCTCGGCCTCGGCCAGTTGCTGGCGTAGCTCCGCGACCTTCTCCTGCTTGAGGCGCACCAGTTCGGCGTGCGTTGCTGCAAGCTGCTCGTCAATGGTTGGGCTACTCACCGTCATCATCTCCCTCGCCGCTTGTAGCGGCGCGTTGCTCGCGTTACGCGTACACCGTGCAGCCCGGCAGCGCCGCACGCAGCGCCGAGACACGGGCGTCCGTCACGCCCACGCAGCCGGTCAGATACAGCGCCGTAGGGCTCGTCAGCGCCGCCACGGGGGCGATGTCCGTCACGCCCACGCAGCCGGTCAGGAACAGCCTCGTCAGGCTCGTCAGCGCCGCCACGGGGGCGATGTCCGTCACGCCCACGCAGCCGTCCAGGAACAGCCACTCAAGGCTCGTCAGCGTCGCGACGTGCACCAGCCCGGCGTCCGTCAGCCCCACGCAACCGGACAGGGACAACCACTCAAGGCTCGTCAGCGTCGCGACGTGCACCAGCCCGGCGTCCGTCACGCCCACGCAGTCGTCCAGGGACAGACACTCAAGGCTCGTCAGCGTCGCGACGTGCACCAGCCCGGCGTCCGTCACGCCCACGCAGCCGGTCAGGAACAGCCGCCGCAGGCTCGTCGGGTGCTCCAGCAGCTCCACCAGCCGCCGTAGCTGCTCGTCGTCCATGTCCTGGCCCGATAGGTCCAGTAGCGTGCCTTCACCGCTCAGCCTGTCCGCGATCAACTGCCGCAGTTGCTCGTCAGTCATTGCCATCATGTCACTCTCCTCGCCGGTCGCCCCGGCGTCAGTCGTCAAACGGGTTCGCGCCCTTGGTGGGTGTGTGTGCTGCAGGCTGCGACTGTTCCTGTTCCTGTTCGCGTTCCTGACTACCGTTGCCCTCGCCCTTGCGCCGCAGAAAATCCACCCGTTGGGCAACAATTTCCAGGACGCTGCGCTGGTGGCCGTCGCCTTCCCAGGTACGGTAGGAAAGCCGCCCGCTAATGCCAACCTCATCTCCCTTGTGGCAATACTGAGTGACGGCCTCGGCGATCTTCTCCATGCACACCACGTCTATCCACCCGGCGTCTTTGTCCTTACCTTGCTCGAAGGCTACACGCAGAGTGCAGATCGACATACCGCCCTTGGTTTGGTTGAGGTCCGGGTTCTTGCCCAGGCGGGCAATCAAACTGACGTTGTTCATGCGGCACCTCGCTTCTGGAGTGTTTTCTGCAGACTCACGGCATAGATGTGGCGCAGGGCGTCTCTGTCGAGTTCATCGAGCCCATACTGCTCAAGCCCGGCGGCGTGCTTAGCCAACTCGACTACCTCGGGATCGGTGATCCCGAGCGCGGTCATGCACTCGGCGAAGCTGGTCATGTCCACTACTGCGGTGGGGTCGGGGAAGGCTGCGTTCTGCGCGGCGAAGCGTTCCGCCTCGGCGTTGGCCGGAGTGCCGTCCTGGCGGAACTGTGCGGCGACCACGGTGTCCTCCGGCTGCTCCAGGCGCTGGCGCGAACCGTTGCCGTTGCGTTCGCTCTGCTCTGGCCTGCCATGACCGTCCGGGTCGTCTTCGTCGGTAGGCACCTGGAAGAACTGCAACAGGAAATATTTCATGGCATAGGTAAGAGCCTTGCCCACGCCCTTCTCGCCGGTGTCCAGACCCTGCCCGTAGAAGGCACATGGGATTGTTTCATCGGGCTTGTCGGCGTTGACCCAGGTGAACGCTATTTCTAGTTGCGTGAAGTGTTCGTTTTGCGGCTTGACTCCGGCCTGTTCCGGCCGCCACTTGTCAATGAGGTCGTGCCCGGTGACGCTCACCACCAGCACCAGGTTCTGTTCGTCTAGTAGGGGGCGCACCATGCTCAGGATGTTATTGCTACTTACATACTTGAACTTGTCCCCGAAGTTCGTCTTGGCGTCCTTGTGAATACCTGTGATCTGTTTGCGAACAGCCACAAGCTTCTGGTAGATGTTGAAGTCGGTCTCGGCCATCATGTCCTCCTCAGGGCCGGTATCACGGCCCGATAGATGTGTTGCACAGCAAGGGCGTGGCTGCATAGCGCCTTACTGTTGACTCCATGCTCACATGTACAGCCCCACCGGCCATCGAGCTTGACTACATAGTCCCCACCGTCCCCAGCAACCTCAGCCACGCAGCCCAGCGTCGTCAGTTCATGTACCTTAATGCGGTGCTGGCCAATGAAGCGCAAAGCCTTCTCGTCCTTCGTCTCACGCGCCACCGTGCTTCACCGTGACCTTGTACGGAATCGGGTTCGCCGTCTCGCGCATGAACGGTACAACCTCGCCGGTGTCGGCGTCCGCGTAGCTGCCGTCCGCCTGCTTCTTCAGGCACTTGTTGACCTCACCCAGAGCAAGCCTGCGCGGAGCCAGGGCGTCCACATCCTCGCGGGCGAGCGCCCACTCCAGGCACTCAGCCTCGTTGGTAGACTTGCATGGGGGCATGTCCCGGCGCACGATCTTACCGGCTACAAGCTTCGTGGTCTTCTCCTCGGGTGCGAAGTCCTGCTGGTACAGGTCCAGTACGCCGACGAACCACTCGGCACGGCGCTCGTGTTTCCGCGTCTGCTCCTGCTGCCACGCCCTCACCTGGGCGACCTGGGCGTCGGCGGCCTCCACGACGGCTGCGATGGCATCATCCGCCTCCTGGTGCTTGCGGCAAGCCCACTCGGCGAGGTTGCGGGCCTTCTGCGCGTCGTCGCCGCTGACATCGCGGATATTCCAGTATCCGCGCGGGTGCGCAGTGCTCACGGTCGGGCGGCCCATGTCGTCCGCCTCGATGGCCTGCGGCTCCTCGCCGGAGTTCTGCAGCTGGGACTGCGCGTCGAGGGCTGCCATGATCTCATCCAGGCCTGCACCCTCCTCGATGATGCGGTTCATGTGGTCAATCAGTTCTTGCTGGGCTGCGCTCACTGGTCCTCACCTCTCGGCAGCGGGCGGTGGGCCTCCGGCCAGCCATCGGCCTGTGCGTCCGCTCGCTGCTCGTAATAGTCGGCCTCGTCGGCGGTCAACGGCTCTTGCGATGTAGGCTCTGCGGCCATCTACCCCACCTCCGCGATGCTTACATTCTCGTGCGGGGCGACCTCGGCCCCGGCGAAGTCCAGGCCCAGCCTCGGCAGTGGCACGATCTCGCCCCCGGCCTTGCAGTAGCACCCGCACATGATGCAGGCGGTGTCCAGGATCAACTCGCCCACGTCGGGGTCGGTATCGCGGTACCCGTTGCCGATGGCGTCCTGGGCGATGTAGACGCCGCGCTTGGTGTACTGCTGCCGGCCGCAAGTGCAGGAGGGCAGACCAGCGACCCTGGCGGCGGCGAACTCGCTGGCGAGGGCGGCCTGCTGCAGGATGGCAGCGACTTGGTCGGTGGCGATCATGCTACTCAGCCTCTCCCATGATGATCTGCTCGACCCGCAGCCCGTCCGCCCCGTACATCCGCGCGAGCTTGGCGCGGGCCTTGCGGGTCGCCTCGCCGCACGCCAGCGCCAGCAGCACTTGACGGGCGAGGGGCGGGCTGCTATGCTTGTGGGTAGTCTGTTGCACGTCGTCCTCCTGGCCTCGCGTTCCTGCGCGAGGCTTGGCTGTTACGCGGTCTGCGCCTCGGCTGACAGTTCCGCGACCTCTGCCGTCTTCCGCTGCGCCTCGGCCAGCATGGTCTTCGCGTGGTCCATCGCCGTGATCGCGTCGTCCCGCATGGCGATGGCCTCCATGATGCGGTCCCGCGCACTCCAGGCGTTCTCCGTCTCTTGGCGGATGGCGGCCAGTTGCGCCGCTTCCTCGCCTATGATGGGCATGGGCACCGGCAGGAGCAGGCTGTTGGCGATGAAGAACTCGCGTAGCATCGGCATGACTGCGTTGCAGATGCCGTCGAGTGCCGCCACCAGCTCCTCCTCCAGCAGGTCGCGCACGGACATCACGGACACGCCCAGCTTGGCCTCGGCCAGCGTGGCGTTTATCGTGTCCCGGTATGGCTTCGGCCAGTCATCGACGGTGAGCCTAGTGGCGACCTGATACTCGCGCTTCTTGACCTCACTCTCCGGCGTAGGGGCGGTGTATCCATCATCCTCGGGGTCTGGCGGCGGCGATACCGGGACGGTAGGCACCTGCTTGCGCATGGCCTCCGCCATAGCCAGGACGCCGCCGAGTAGCAGCGAGGACAGCGGCGTTGACATAGCGATCAGTACATCGTCGGTGGCGGGCTTGCCGGGTTCGCTGTCCTTGTTCCATTCCGCGATGTTGCCCACGACCATACGGCGGCTCGTCTCCTTGCCATAACTCTCGCGGCTGACAATCAAACTGAGTTCAATCTGAGCCATCTCTACCCTCCGCGCTTTCGCGCTTGTTGTTGTCAGGCTGCCTTGCCGCGCCCGACCTCGAGCCACACAGCTTCCTCTAGTTCGTCTCGCGATAAGTCGGGCCTGACGCGGCCCTGCGTTCGCTCGCGCACGAACCGCCGCTTGGCCTCACCCTTGCCGGGGCCGTATAGCTGTTCGGCAGCACAGACGGCGCTGGCGATGATCCTGTACCGTCGGCGATCCCGTGCTGCGTCGGCGAGGGCCGTCACGTACCGCATGAAGGCGTAGCAGAGCGCGCACAGGCAGAACGCGACCGCCGCGATCCACAGCGCCATGAACTGTAGTAGCCAATGCACCTGTTCCGGTGTCATTTGATGTGCCTTTCTCCTCGCTTGTTGTCTACTCGTGGACCTTGCCGCAACAGGTGCAGCGGTGGCGCTTGCGGTTGTCCTTGTCTGGCATTCGGTTGCATACCCGATTGCCGGGGCCGTACGTTTCATCCTGATACTTCGCGGAAGCGGTGTGTGTGCCACATCCACAGTGCAGAATTGCCATCCTCAGTTCCTCGCTTGTTGTTGGGGCGGACGGTCCCTCAACCGCCCGCCCCTCGTTGGCCCGTCCTCACCTCCGTTGTGCGACCTCCACTGCCTTGAGGTAGTAGACATCGTCACTCAGCGGCCATCCATCCTCGTCTACCATGATCCCGTCCTCCAGGTGGCCCCACCCATCGCGCTCAAGCTCCTCCTCCACGTCGGCCCGGTACACCCGGACGGTGCGGCGCGCTGCGAAAGGTCCGCTGTTGGCGTATAGCTCGACTTCGTAGCGGTCAGCTATGGCGGTGCTTGGGTTTGGGATGGCGCTGGCTGACATGATCGTTCCTGTTGTTGCCCCGCCCCTGGTTGGCTCGCCTGTGATCGGGCCGGGCCAGGGGCGGGGTGCTTGTTGTCCGGCTGCCTCCCCGTACTGTGCAGCGCGTCCGGGGGAACGGCCCGCTGCGTAGCGGCAGCCGGAAACCTGTCAGGGTGCGTCCTACGTCGCCGCTGCGAATAGCAGCGTGTACTGCTCGTCACCGTCGCGGCCGGTGGTCTCTCCCACGATGGCCTCGATAAGCTGCTGTTGCTTGTGCATCCGCTCAAGCAACAGCGAGAGATCGCGCAGCTTCGGTTGGTCGGCGGTGGCGAGGGACAGGCGGTAGTGCATCGCAGTCTCGTCCTCCATGAGGTCCCGCACCTGCCGCAACATCGTGCGGATCGTGCGCGGGATGACCTGCTTGGCTACGCGCTTCATGTCCCCTGCCTCCTCTCTCCCAGTGGTATGCCGCTAACGCGGCCCCAGGCGAACCGGCTCCCAGCGGGGCCGGGTGCTACACGTTGTCGTCACGGCGTCGGGCTTTGCGGAGGGCGCGGCAGGTACTGACCTCCCACGGCTCACCCTCCTGCGGCCACGTGTAACGCTGGTTGACATCGCCCCTCGCTTCGTACCACATCGGTCGTCGGTGGTGAGCATCGTCAGACCCCGCCCAGACATGTTCCCAGCCGCGCTGGTGCAGTTCGTCTTCGCGCTCGTACTGCGTCATCTCCTCCGGCGCCGGCAGCCGCTTGCGCGCGGCCTCGGCGCGGAGTGCGTTGACGCGGGCCAGGGCGCGGCGGGCGGCTTCGAGGCGGGTGGCACCCCAGCAGTCGGGCAGTTCACCCTTGGGCAGGCCGTGGATCACGTATGACCAACGCGACTCCATCTTGTGCGGCCATACACAGATGAAGTAGTCAGCGAAGCCATCCAGCGCTTTCTCCAGCGCCACCTCGATCCGCGCCACCTCGGCCTGCTCCTCGGTCAGGCCAAGCGTCGGTGCGGGGACGGAGAGGAGTTCGCGTAGGCGTTTCTGCGCGTGCTGAGATGCCGCGAGGTACTTGCCCACGCGCATGTCGCCTTCGAAGCAACCACTATCGAACATCACCATGACGCCGCCACCGTTGTCATTCACCAATCTGTGGCCCATCTCGCCCTCCTGCGGCTCCCGCCGCTAAGCTATCATCTGCAACTGCCCGGCCCCGTCCGTCGGGACCAGCGCCAGTTGCTCGCCTGTCGCGCCAACCATGTGGCGCGCGAGACTGTTGCTGCGCCGGAGCATCGCGTACATCGGTTTGCGGTATTCAGCCAGGACCGCTGCCTGCTCTTCCACTGTGACAGCGAGGTAGTACGTGCCCTGGTCGCTGCGAGCGTGCCGCACGATCCCCACCGGAATGCCAGCGTCGCGGAGTTCCCCGTAGTACGTGCGGATGTGGCGCTCGTGGCAGCGCATGATCTGTGCGCACTCCTGGCGGCGGATGGCGTTGTCTGACCCGCACGCCTTGCGCTTGAGCAGGAGCAGGAGACGGCGCGCGCCATTGCTTACGGGGTGCTGCGGTTTCATGCGACGGATGGCGTCAAGGCGCTCGATGTGGTCTGTGGCTGTAGGTGCACTCATCGCAGATACCTCCGTAGCCCGCCGCCGCTTCGCGCCCGCTTCGCCCGGCGATAGTCGCCGATCCGCGCCCCGACGATGACACCGAGGGCCAGGGCAACTCCGATGGCGCAGCGCAGTTCGTTGAGGACGTGCGGGTTCATCGCGTGCGAGAACATTCCGCCTCAACCTCCTCGATGATTTCAGCCACGCCCTCGCGCACCTGTGTGAGCAGTCCGCGCCGGTGCTTGCGTTCGCGTCCCGCCAGGAGGGCGGCGATGAACCCGGCGGCGATGGCAATGATGAAGGCGGTGGCGAGAAGCGTCACTGGTTGTCCTCCATGTGTGTGCGGATCATGTCGGCAAACGCCACCTGCCCGGCCCCCGCCGCCGCGTGGAGGGCGACCTGCATCCACGCCCCCGACCCGTTGCCGGTCAGTAACGCGCGGAACGTCGGACTTTGCGGGTCCAGCACCTCCCCTACCGTCGCCGCCGACAGGCGGCACTTGCCGTGCGGTTCATCATCCCACACCACCTGACAGTCATGCAGTAGCACCGCCGTCAGGTCGCCGAACAACACGTCGCGCGGGGCCATCGGCTGTCCGTGGTCGGGCAGGTGCAGTGCGTGGATACCGGCGGCGCACTGCCCGGCGCTCTTCGGTTCGGCCTGTACCTCCAGGCGCATGCCCGGCGTGGAGTAGTCGAGAAGGCCGTAGCTCCCCGGTGAGACGAGCCGCCCATCGTCGTCGTGCTTGACGAACTTGACCATCGTGGGGCCGGACATTGTTGTGTCCTCCCTAGTGGTGGCAGTGGTCACGCGACGGCCTCCTCTGCGGCGGGCGACGCTGCAGGGGCATGGCGCTTATCCGGGGTGTGCGTCGCCCGCCGCGTGGGGGTGGATGCGTTCATCCGACTCGCTACTGCCGTCCGGCACAGGGTAATGATCCGTCTCATAGTGCGCCACCGTTGCGAGAGAGAATCTCGGCAACGATCTGCCTCTCACGCGCCGACGGCGCGGAGAAGTCGCCGCCGATGCTCACCAGCTTGCCCAGCCCCTCGAAGCTCTGCGCCGACCTCGCGTAGAAGGCGCCGCCGATGCTCGCCAGCTTGCCCAGCCCCCCGAAGCTCTGCGCCGA